CAATTTTTTTGCTTCCTTTTTTATTATTTCAGCACAATGATCATTATTTTGAAATGTTATCATTCCTTTAAATAACTCAGTATAAAAACCAGAATTCATTATTGTTCTTCTTCCCATTAAACCTAACTCTCTGTTAGTTGACATTCCTGAGTCAGGATATCTAAAATTAAGATTAATAAAACACTTATCATAAAAGTTTTCTTTTAACCACTTAATGTCTTTATATTGATCAAAGTTATTAAAATATGTTGTGATTATTTCATATCCACATTTATCTTCAATTTCTTTTATAAAATCTGGATGTTTTCCATCACCACAGTCTATCCCAGAATAATAATAAACTTTATCACCTAATACATTAGGCTTAAACATACTAAAGTCTTTAATTTCAATTAAATCCTGTTTAAGTATAATTCCAGGAGGTACATCAAATTTATTCTGAGCAGTAAGTATAGCAGTATTAGACTTATTAGATATTAAATCCCAATCTACATTATCAGTAGGTCCTGCTGTAATAATAACTTTAAATCCTCTGTGTTTTTGGATGGCATCAAAATTACTCTTACACCCAAAAAATAAAGAAGGTTCATCAAGTGAAGTATAATCAGTTAAACTCCATCTTTTAACAAAAGCATCTTTAAAGTATTTTAGTTGAGGAGCAACTCTACACTGTGTTATTCTTTTTCTCATTAAAAGGCTGATGTATTTATTATTATATGTAATTCTATTCATTTGTTTACCTTTTAAATGGGCAAGCATCATACAGCAAATCTAAATCTATCTCTATTTTGTAATCTTTAATTTTAGGATCTTTTACTATGTCGGCTAATTTACTTTTAGCTGTTACTTTAATAGGTTTTGTATCAGCCCTTTTCACTGATAAAAAATAATCTCTAAATTTAAAACCATCACCATACACTTTATCTGATAATTCTATCCAATAAGAAGGTATCCCATAAGAATCACCACAAACTATTCCATGTAATGAACTAGATAATATTACCTCGCATTTATTTACTTCATCTACAAAAGTATTAGTGTTAGTAGCTGTTGGGTGTATAACATTTACTGATTTATCTTTCTTTAATTGCTCTACCCATTCAGTATGATAATCTACATAGTGTGGAACAATACCATACTTATATTCTTTTAAAACATTAGGTTTATAAAATTTAGAATAAAGTAAAGCAGGATCTCCATAAATTTCCGGACATTCTATATTATGACTAAGTAGTATATTTCTTGTTAAGGGTCCTCTAACTGCATGTATTTTATTAGGTATATGTTTTAAACTAGCAGCAGAACTTATAAATCCTGTACCCCAAACTTCATAATTATCAGAACCTGGTGATTGTAAAATGCTTCCTATACAATAATACCTAAATATTGAATTAGCTTCACTCGTATCTATTACATTAACTTTTCTTCCAGATATAGCTTCACATAAATCTTTATTTAATTCATCTCCCCAATTTCCGCTACCGCTCCAATAACATATATTAAGATCCTTCATTATAGGCATCTATTAATTCTTTAAAAAACCATTCACCAATTTTATCTTGGCTCAATTTATCTTCCCATAGATTCAAACAATTAGTCTTTATCTCTTGCATTTTTGCAGGATCTTTTAATAACTCTTTGGCAACATCCACAAAGTTTTTTGGATTCTTTTCAAATATACAATGAACACCATCTTCAAGTACAACATTATTACATAAAGGATAATCTTTTCCTAATGGTTCAGTTATCATAATGACACCTTCTTGTATAAATTCACCTATCTTCCATCCTAAATACGAAGATGCACTCCAAATAAACCCAAGCTTTGTATCTTTTAAAGAATTAGCATAAACATCCCTAGGCTTCATATGAACTACTGTATTATAGCCTTCTGTTGCCATACTGCGAGCCCCATTCATAAGTGTTAATCTAGCATTACTCCATGCTGGCCAATCCTTTGGATCTGGTGGTGTACCTGAATTGGTATGTCTCATTGTTGCCTGAACATCAATAGGTCTATTTCTAGTTAATAAATCGTGCTTATTCCATTTATAATTAATTCCACCATTTCCTTCTACTGAAGTCCATGATCTCCATAATCCACAAGGAATAATTCTATCTAAGTATTTACTATCAATAGGAAGTTTTGTATAATCAATAATGTTAGGACTATAATGATATTTAAAAATCTTTTGATAATCATTAGCATTCATATGTTTAATATGTTGATCAACAAAATGGAATGCATCTTCATATACAATATACCCTATCGGTTTATCATTAACATATAGAGAATTGGCTTGAATAGAATCATCCTGGATTAAAATAAATCCTAAACGATCTGCAACATGCCTTAGTGCATCACGGAGTGCAAATGTATAGTGAAAATCAAAGTTAGCTCTTATTGTATACATATTTATTTTTATTTTATATTGAAAGTGGCCTACTCATATTTGATGATTCAGCTATTATTTCATTGTAATTTTTAAAAGTTAGTGGTTGGTCATTATGAAAAAGCTTTGGCGTTGGTTTATTTTGACTATAAGTTTCTAATTGAAAAACATAATTATAGTTAGGATTTGTCATATTAAGATATTCTTTACATTTAGATGATAATGCCGTATCATTAAATCCTATTGTTTTTTCTTCATTTCTAATATGATTTATAATATCTTGCTCCGATTCATAAGATAGTGCTGATGGCGTACCACCATTCCATATAGTTTTAATGCCACGAATACCAAGACTTTGTACAGTATCAGATAAACCATCAAATCTAGTTAACCTTACACCAACAAATACCTTTTTGTAAACTTCTTTTAATTGATCTTTCGTATAACTGGTAAAAGGAGGAATTGAAGAAGAGTATCTTGTATAAATTACATTAAGATGTGGAAAATTATCTTTTATTAATCTTGGAAGAATATGATAGCCATAAAAATTATCACCTTTAGTAGATCCATAAAAATATACACTCTTACCTTTGGGGTATGACTGAACATTTTTAGTATTACTAACATTCCAAGGAAATTCTACATAATTAAGACCTAAATTATCTAAGTAAATGCTTATTAATTTAGAAGTAGATATAAAATAAAAATCTTTTTTGTTTTTAACCCATTCTAAATTATTTTGAATTGGCCTTATGTCATTATTAATAATCATAACGGCTGGACCTTTATGTTTCAGTATTACATGTTCAAGACACTGTGTAGAATAGAAAAAGGTTGGGGCATTTACATCTGAATACGGTTTTAAGAAACTATTAAAAAGAGAACCATCTTCATGAAAATGTTTAAAAATTTCAGGAATAAAATACTGTGTTATCATCTATGTAAAAATTTGATGTCTTTTTGGTTTAAAATCAGGATTGTGTGTTATCCAATTTAAATGAGCAAATTCATCTTTCATAAACATGTGCCTAGACTGTAATCCTGACCATGCATCTAATATACTTCCTACATCAATTGCTACCTTTCCTAATTCCTTAGCTGCCCAAGGAATAAGACTCTTAACACCATACCCTCCACCAAATAAAACAATTTTAGCTGGAGTACTTTCCATATCTTTTTTAACTGCTTCTCTTATGTCAGCATGGTAACTTTCCTTTCCACTTATATCTGTATAATATACATCTACACCTAATATCTCTTCAATTTTACCAGCCTTAAATCTATCTACATTAGGAGTAACAAAATGAACAGCATTACCTTGTATAATTGATTTAAATGATTCTAAACTACCGAACATTTTATCACGAGGAAATAAACTACTGATTGTTTTAAGCCTAGTTACATCAATACCATACCTATTTAAAGTTATATCATTAATTGTATAATAATTAGGATTTCTTCCTGGGACTGTTAAACCAACATAATCTGATTCTTTAATTGAATAAGATATAATATCTCTAGCTAAACCTCTCCATGCTAACGATGATTCATCAGTTAGATAACATTCACATGTTTTTGGTTTTAAACTGTTAGGATTATCAGGTTTATGAGTTGGGCATTTCCAAATGTTCTCTCTCCACTGAATTAAACAAAGTGAATGATGGTGAGTTACTAATTGGCCTGGTATTCCTTTAGGAAAGTCATCAACAGATTTTAGTATATGCATTTCACCATCTCCGCATCTAACTACACTTAGTGGGTGGCCATATTTTACGGCTTTTCTCATTGCTTGAATTAATTCTAAGTCTGAAGTATTTTGTGTTATTGCTTTCATTATCCCTGGTTTACATTACTTTTAAATCTTCTACTTGCTTGAAAATGTTCTATCACAGGAACTACATTAGGATACATACCTCTCATACTATCAAATATCATTGTATACTCTGGAGGTAAATTTTTATAAGTAAAATCTGGATCTGATTTCATTTGATTAATAACTGTATCTAAATTCCATTGTTCCATTCTTGAAGATTCATTTCCTTCTTGTACATTTATATCTCTCCATAATTCACAGATGCGCTTTGTCCTTTCATTATTTTCCATATAAATAGTACCACTTAAACATTCATTTTGCCTCCATCTAAAATCTTGCCATCTTACAGCAATATCACAGTTATAATTTTTAAATAAATCTGGACTCTTATGAACTACCGCATCACAGTCCACATATAGTAATCTGTGATTAGGCCATTTAATTAACATATCTAACATGAAGCCGGCTTTAAATCTAGTATTTGCTTGCCAGCTTCCTAAAGTTTTAACTCCACTGATATCATGATTAAGACCTAATTTATTTAAAGACTGTATTAGGTTTTGTGCTTCTTCCTCATACGGTGTGTTAACTGTATAATAACCTACCACCATTAGATTTCTTAATGAACCATTATCATTAGGAATATATGGAGTCGATGATTCTGTATATTCGCTAACAATATCATTAAATGATTCTGTTTTAATATATGGAGAATCAGTTAAAATACTTGATGAAGAAAGATTTATAATTTCTTGATTTCCTTTATAATCTTGCAAAGATCTAATTAAAGTTTCAGCATAACCATCTACACGACCTCTAAATGATTTTTGATCAATCTCTCTGTATGATTGATGAAAGTGAGTTTGGCCTTCACTCTTTAAATCAAATCCTAATAAGTATATTTTTTTATAACCTAATAATAGAGCTAATTGGATAGCGCAATGGCCACTATTATTTCCATGAGAAAAAGATTGGATATCAGATCCAAACCCTTCTGTGTGGTAAGAAGGAATAACTCCAGTATATTTGTAAAGATCAGAGTAAACAAAATTTCTACGAGTATCTACAATCTGCCCATTTACAAAACTCATATAGGAATGTTCCATATTAGCTATAAAAAATGTATGTGCTGTTTTTTGTTTGATTTCATCAATAGGTAATGATGCTTTAATAAAGTAAGAATAATCTGTAGTTATAAAATAAGTAGGATTAGAAATATATTCTACTGCCTTATTAACTGCAATAGTATCAAAACCATTTAATTGTGAAAAATCAAATCCATTTAATGAAGGACCGCCACCTATAATAAAACAAAAATCATTGTTACCTTTAGGAAGAGTACTATCAAAAAATTTAATAGGAGGAGCAACCGGAGCCGGAGCCGGTGTAGGTTTTTTAGGTACTGGTACACTTCTATTGAAATTCCTATTCTTATTTTTAGAAGCAACATGATATCTAGGATTACTTATTCTATCCTTTTGATCTGGTCTAACGGTTATTCTAGGAAAGTTCTTTTCCTTATTCCCATAGGATTCTGGCTCTGATATAATCCTCTTAATTCTTCCTCTCCTTGGCATTATCTTTTAATTTTTTTAAATGTATATTTGTTTACCCTTTGATTATTTATTATTGGCATATTATGCCTAGTGTTAAGTGCTGATGGACCGTTACCACCAATCATCCCAAACAATTTTGTTTTATCAGAATCTTTAGTTTTTTCAAAATACTTAAGCTCTTTTATTCCATGATGATCAGGTACATAAGTATGGCCAAATTGATTTCTTTGTTTAGTAGAACTTTCAAAAAAGTCAAATCCAATTAAATCTAACCTACGAAAATCTATATACTTATTAAAGAAATTATATGTGGCAATACCAGTTGAAGGTTTAAATCCTCCTAGTTCATTTTTAAGAATATCGTAAGCAACATCCTCTACTTTATAACAATTTTCAAAAAGTAATTCTTCACTATGTTTTACTGGACTAAGTATATAATTAAGTGAATTTTCTCTAATGATATTAGCTGCACCTACAGCTGATTTAATTCCAATTGATAAAATGTTGGTTCGTGATCCAATATGAGCAGCATAAAATTCGCTATCATTTTGATAACCACGGTTAATTCTAACCACAACTTCATACCTATCTATAAGATCTCTATATCGCCCATTTAAAAGCCTTGAAGAATTTCCTACAATTATAATACTCTTACCTCTACAATAATTCTGTAGATCTCTCAGTGTTGCCATTTAGTTAATATTTGTATTATATATTAAAACTAGAAAGGGACCCATTTCTGGATCCCTTTCTTATAAAATGGGAAGCAAATTACTCTCCAACTTTAGTCATTACTGGCTCTGCTGGAGCATCTTCATTTACAACAGGATCCGCATCAGTTCCTTGCTCTTCAGCAGGAGTTGGTGGAACGAATACTTTAATTGCTTTTGAAATTAATTCAGCATCCTCGATTGTATATGCACCTTTACCTTGTGCAATCCTAACAGCTTGAATTAAAACATTTAATGCTTGCTGACCGTTAAGCTCTTCTGGAGCTACTTGCGGATTTTCTTGAGTGTTTTCTTCTTTGTTCATGTTAACGTTAATTTTTAAATATATTTAATATTTATATACACTATCTATTAATTTGTTTTACTTTACATCAATAAAATTTTCAGTTTCTTCTTTTATTGGTAAATTTAAACTTAACACTCCATTTTCTACTTTTGCTTTAATCTTTTTAGTATTAACTTCCTCAGGTAAAGTAAAGCGTTTATCAAAAGTTCCTAACCAAACATTGTCTTCATTTGAGGAAGCAATACTTAATTCACCTTTAATCATTTTAACTTTTAAATCTTCTTTAGTTAATCCAGGTATAGCGATTTCCAATACCCAGTTTTTATCTTCTTTTATACAATGCCAACCTTTTGAAGGTTTTGTAAAAAAGTTTTCAAAATCATCCCAGAAAGGATCCTTTAAAATTGTATCAATATTATCATTGATTTTTTTTGCTTGTGTAATTGGCCTAAAGCCATTTAAAATTGTATACATTTGTTTTTCTTATTTTTAATTTTAAACAAGGATTATTCCTTATTTTAATTAATATACTGAAAAAACCGTGCCAGAGTGATATTTCTGACATAATGTCCACTTTTTCTTTTTCTCTATGTCAGGATGTCCGTTTCTTACCTCCATGATACTCATATCCATGACCTTCTGTAATTAAAGTTTGATTTACATCCCATTGCTTTCCTTCTACATCCATAATAAAAATCTGACCTAATACTCTACCATATTTACCTACACCCTGGGACTTGATTCTAAAAAATCCTGGTTTACTACTGACTTCATTTAATAAGACCTTTAATCTCTCTTTAGCTGCTAATCCTTTTTTCTTTACTTCGAGATCACGTGTACGACTTTCCCATGCATCCATTCCAACAAATCGGATTCTCTTTTTTACCCAAATATCAAAACCTACATCAATAAGAGCATCAATAGTATCACCGTCAACGACTCTTTCTAATTTGCCTCTATAAATATACTTATCCATTCCTTTTATTTTGTTAAAAGAACATTAAGTGCTAAAACAACAATACCTGAAATTAATAATTTCATTACAGGATCATGCTCTCCACTTACAACTTCTGTCTTTGGTTTACAGCAATCATCTGTTGCAGGTTTACTAGAACCACATCCAAATAATAATATTGAACTTAATGATAATGCAATCATTTTCTTTTTCATAATTTCCGTTTTATTTTATAAGGATACTAACATATCCATCAATTCAGGTTGAGGAAACATATCTACTTTATCTTTACGAACATTAGTATGAGTCCATACACCTTTTAATTTACCAGCCTTAACATCTGGAATATATTCAAATGCATCAGCTCCAATTGGTTTTATTAGTTTTGGTAATCCTTCACAAATATCAATTCCATCTCTTTCACCTATCCATAAGATCCAATCTCTTAATACTTCTATTTGTTTATCAGAATATCTTTGCCATGTTTTATATCCTCTAAAAGGTTTATCTAATGTAATGATTTGAGATTCAGCTGCTCTTGTACCTGCATAAGTTTTTCCATCTTTAATCCAGCCAAAATTATTTACTTCAATTCCTACTGAATGTTGATGCATATGACTTCTACCAGTTCCTAAGTGCCAGCCCCAACCGCCTTCAGGTGTACATTGAACTAAAACACCATCATATTTATTATCATTACCTTTTATGGATTGCCCTCCTAATACAAATTCAGTTGCAACCTTTCCTCTGCTATCTCTACTCCAATGATCAACAGTATTAAAAGGATTATGCCAACCTGCTGTATGATGTAAAAAGATATATTCTGGTTTACTACCTGTCATATATTCATGAGGAGGTAACATATGACGATGAACAGTTAACCCGTTTGGTGTTTGGTATGTAGCTTCTTCAACATCAGTAGAAGCAAGACCCATAGCATCCCAAGTGGCAGGACCCACAATACCATCAGCAATAAGTTTATTATCGGTCTGCCATTTTTTAACTGACCCTTCAGTTCCTCTACCGAACACGCCATCCGCTGATATGCCCAAAAATTCTTGAAGGATTTTAACATCTTTTCCTTTAGAACCATATTTTAAAATCATTATTCTTTTTTATTTTACCATCTCTTTTAATTGGTCTAATGTTTGCATGCCAATTTTTCTAGATTTTTCTTCTCCATCTTCAACAACAATAAAGCATGGAATACTACGTACCCCATACTTACTTGCTGCATCTGATTCCTTATCAACATTACATTTTAATAATTCAATATCTGAATCTTCTTTAAACTTTTCTAATGTTGGATTCATTGCTCTACATGGACCACACCAATCGGCGTAAAAATCCACTAAGAATTTTCCTTTTGCTGGAATCATATTATTTTTATTTTTTATATTTATTTACGACTTCTTTTAAAATTTTCATCGTCATAGATTTCTATTAAGTCATCAACTATAGGATCTCTATGATTTTGTAAAAGTGTAATAGACGAAAGCTTTTTAACTTTAGATGCTTGATTATATAAAAATCTAAAACCCGAATCAGATCTTCCTTTTAAATCTACTTGCCCATCATCACCACAAATAATCATTTTAGATCTTAAACCTATTCGTGTTACTATCATTTCCATTTGTTCATTTGTTACATTTTGAGCTTCATCTACAATAACACAACTATCTACAAAAGTTCTACCTCTCATAAAGGATACTGGTACAATTTCTATTTGGCCACTATCTATGAATGGTTGGACTCTGTCCTTTCCATATAAACTATACATATTTTGGTATATAGGCTGTACCCAAGGATCCATTTTTTGATGAAGATCACCTGGAAGGAATCCTATATCTTCTTTGGAAACTGTAGGCCTAGTTATAATTATTTTTTCATAGTGCCTTCTAAATAAACCATCTAATGCTACTTGGCATGCTAATAAAGTTTTACCTGAACCAGCTTTACCTGCCAAAAGAGTTATAGTATTTAAAAGTATAATTTCTTTTGCAAGTTTTTGCTCTTCATTAAGCTTTAGTTTAAATGTAATTGGATTTTTGATTTTTCGCTTTTCACGAAACACATCATCGTTATAAGTACGTGCGGGCATATTATTATCTTATTTTTAAAATCCTCCGAAATGTAATCTCGAAAGATTAGTTTTGTGCTCCACCCTTTCGAAACTTTCTAGCCGTTAATTTCGGTTTAGGTTCCCTAACTGGTGTTGCTTCGGTTGTTGGGATAATTATAGGATCTCCAACTGGTGTAATATGCTCCGTAGGAACTGGCTTTACTGCATCATCAACATCTGCATTATCGGTTTGTACCGTCTCAGGTGCTATGTGCACTTCTCCAACTTCTACTGGGGGTTTTGCCTTTTCGGCGTCGCGAGAATATAGATCTTTTTCCGGAGCCTCCTCGCTGGCTTCCGAGATTATTTCTTGTAATTCAGATTCTGCTTTTTCAATTTCTAAATCAGTTTCATCTAAATCTTCAACCATACTATTTAATACTTTATCCAAGGCATGGTCTTCATCCCATTCTTCAAACTTGTCATCCTCTAAAATATCTAATACTTCCTTTTCATCCATATAATCATTTGGATCAAATGGCGTAGTAGAAGGTAATGGTGGTTGAGGTTCTGTTTCTTCTGGTCTGATATAATCAACTAATGATTTAATAAATCCTAATGCTACTAATGGAAGTATGGCACCACTTATAATAGCTAAAACTCTTTTTTGAAATATTGGTTCTTCTTCTTGTAAACCAAATAATTCAATCCATCCCATATAATCTTCTAAGTTTACAAATGCATGATATGAATTAGCCATCATCTGAAATGATGTAAGTAATAAGAATAGTCCCCAAACCATTGTCTTATTAGTTTTATCTAAAATTATAATAGCAGCTAAAGATGCAGCCGCTCCGATTTCAAATCCTATTGCCAGTGACCACGACATTAAACCAGCATGACTTAAGTCAAAAAATGCAACTGAATTAATCATAGATATAGTAGCAACTAAAAAATATAAACTGACAAATATGCCAATAATAAAATAATGTACTAATTTTTCTCTTAATGTTTTCATAATAATAGTTTTTTAACTACACCCATCATCACATCCATTTTGATAAATTCTAGACGGAATAATTTTTGCCACCTGCAAACATGGAATGCCTGAGGTTTCAGCAGTACCAGCAGTTGTTAATTCTGTTAAAAGAATTTCTGCAAATATTGCACTTGGGCTAGTTTTTGTACAGGCAGGATCTAAACAGATTCTTACCATACCTTCATTGTGAATTACACCTTTTGCATCTGTGTACTGCAAAATTGTCATTAATAAACCTTTACAGCCAGTAGGAATTGATGGCCACCAGAAATTTGCAATAGTACAATCAAATTCATTATATAACATAATTTGAATTTCACTAAACCTAGTCAAATCTAATGGCTTTCCATCCTTACCAAAAAATTGTAAATCAATACAACCGTTAGTTCCTTGCATTATTACAATAATACAATCAACCTGGGCAATAATTCTACCACATAATGTTAATGCACATTTAGGATCTCCACTCGCTGGTGTAGGTACTCCTGGTATAATCGGTGTATTGGCCACATTTAATCTTCTTTTTCTTCTAAGGCATTAATAGAAATTCTTTCTTTATCAGAAATTTCTTCAATTCTTAGAGTTTTCCAAGCAGGAACTGTTTTTATTAAAAAAATCATTTCCTCTTCATTAACTATTTGAGATGATAAAGTATCAACCTCTTCAGTTAATATTCTTTGTTCTTTTTTGATTCTTTCTACTTCTGAATCAATGCCACATGATTTAAAATAAGTTAGCAATACTAATACTACTAAAATCTTAATTCCATGATCTGCAAAAAATTTATTAAATTTACTCATGTTTTTATTTTTTAAATTCTTGTTTTGGTTTTGTTTTTTGTTCAATGCCTTTTGGAGTTCTATGGTAGTTTTGAGTTGACCATGGGTCTTCCGTTTCACATTTACAAGACTCGAAACGCTCTCCACACCTTGGGCAGTCTTCGGCAATTTCTTCCAACTCATCTGCTATTTGTTTTTCAAGTTCTTCATTACTACCTTTATGTTTATTGTCTTTATGAGCTTTAGCCACCTTTTCCCCTGCAGGCTCAGGTTTTTTATCTCTAACCTCAAAAAGAAATTCTCTATAATTCTTAATAAACATCAATCTATTGATTTTTTTTATATATTAGGAATAAGAGGGAACTTATTATGAAATTCTTTTACTAGCTCTAAAAACATTTTTCCATATTTTGTTATATCGTCAAAAGACATTTCAAATACCTGTGGAAAACCATCAGCTTCATTACTTATCCAAATTTCACCACCTTTAGGTTTTCTACCATTCATTTCCCAATAAGCTAATGAGTAGGCTGCAATTTGCATTTTATAATTTTCAATCCATTCTTCTTTTTTAGGTTTTTTTGAAGATTTAAAATCTAAGATCACTAGATGCCCTTTTTCATTTTCATATATAATATCTACCCTACCAGCATACCCTCCCATTAGAGGTGAGAATAGAGTATCTTCTATGGACACTACATTAGCAATACGATCAAAGCATTTACTATTATAAAAATTAAAGAAAAGTTTTCTACCTATATTGGTTTCTTCTTCAGTATATCCATTATCAATTACAAAGGTTCCTATTTGTGTTTGCGCATCAATCAGCCTTTCCCTTTGAGTTTCTTTATCAGAACCTAAAAAGTATTCACAAAACTGATGCATAACAGTTCCTCTATTTGCTGAAAATCTAGAGATAGCATCTGCTTTTTCTTCACCTACTCTTTTTCTCCATTTATCAATTCCTGATTTATCAGTCATTGCTCCTAAGATAGTAGTTACAGATGGGTACTTTATACCTTCACCAATATTATAATATCTTTTTCCGTTTATTGTTTCGGTTGTTGCTAAAGATTCTGCTGTTGCCATTTAAAAAAATTTGTTTCTTACTCTATCAGAAATAGGAATAGGATCACCTTGTTCATCTATTCTTACAAACTTAATAGTTGTGGATAAAATGATATTTTGTTTTCCATTGTAAACATTATGACTTCTTGCTTCAATGTTTAATGTTAAAGAAGTATTTCCTATAGTATGTACACTTCCATAAATTTTAAGCAAATGACCTTCCTTTGCTGGTTTTTTAAAAACACATTTATCAATACTTACTGTCACCATTCTAGGAGAATCAGCAACCTGTGCAGCATAAGATGCTCCAGCTGCGTCAACCCAAGCTAAAAGTTTACCACCAAAAAGATTTCCATGAAAACCTAAATCTGATTTTTTTACTGGATGTGTACTTATTAATTCCATTTGATTTATATGGATCTGTTCCTTCTTTTCCCTTCCCATTCATTTCTTTTAGTTTGACCTAAATATACTAATCTATCAATCTTTTTATTCAATTGATTTCTTGTTTCATTGGTATGAGGATTACCGTTTCTTTGATCTAAATTACTCATTTAAGATAGTTTATTTTTATATGGAAATAAATAAGAAAGTTTAAGACAAAAAAACCAGTAACATTTCTGCTACTGGTTTAATATGAATTAGTTAAGTATTATTTTTTATCAAATACTGACCATAGGATTAATAAAGCAACTAGGCCGATGAAACCACCGTCTCCTAATACTTTAACAATCTCCATAACATTTGTTACTACAGAAGTTCCGAAGATACCTAAACCGAAAATAACTTCAGCTAAGATACTTAAAGAAACGAATGATAACAAAATTGTTGTAAGACCTCCTAAGAAGTCACCGATTTTTGAAAATATATCTTTCATAATTTAATTATTTTTTAATCCAAAGAAACCGAATCTTTACGACTCGGTTTCCTTAAATTTGATTTATACTCATTAGAATTTCAATCCGAAACCTAACATCATGTTTGTTGTTTTAGCACCTGTGTGATAAACAACCTTTGGCTCAACAAATACACTTTTGTGTATTGTGAACATCTTACCTAGACCTAATGAAAGGTTATCAGTATCAAAGTCAGTTAGACCACCGTACAAGAAAAAGTCTTGTCCGCCAGCTGTAACAAAATATCTAGCATGTAAATCCATTACCAAGTCTTCAGTAGAATCTGCTTGTGCTAAAGATAAACCAACCATTACTTTATCAGATACACCGTATCCTAGTGTTGGTGAAATTGCCCACTCAGTCCATGCAACATCTGCGATGTCACCTGTACCTACGTACCAATCTCCTTTTGCATTTTGTGCATTCATTGAAATTGAAATTCCAACTACTAACATCAAACTTAAAATTAATTTTTTCATTTTTAAAATTTTTTTTTGTTTATTAATTTAATTAAGCGAGGAATATTCCTCTAACATAGAAAACCCTTTCCTATGTGTTTCGTTAACCTTTCGGTCTTATTTTAAAAAGTCATCTTGCTCTTGTAAACTGGCATAGCCTATTTCCTGTTTACATATTGAGCAAAATTTCTTTATGCTTTTTCTTTCATCAAAGTTTATAAATGTTTCTCCTTTATGATTACAACTCTGTTGAATATTTTCTTTTTCTTTTTCTAATTCTCTAACTTCTTTTTCAATTTTGTTAATGTTTCTTAAAATATTGTCGTCATTGTTTTGTTCCATAACTCAATTATTTTTTCACTATGAGACTGAAAGAGCAAATAAATTATTCTTAAAAGTAATAAACCAAATCCTGTTTTTATTAATGATATCAGAAAAGGTTTAAGTTTAAAATATTCTCGGTCAGCTGATAATACTAATAAGAATGATGTTGAATCTGGAATAGGATTAAATTCTGGTGAAACATAATCTGCAATTCCTAAGTCCATTAAAAATTTATCATGCTCTCTTAATTTCATTAGTACATAACCTTCTTGTGAGATAGGTGCAGAAACTACTTCTTCCGGCAAATTTATAACTGTATAAATTCTACCTACCCAATCTACTCTAAATCCTTTCTCTATAAGTTGAGGTTTTGCTTTCATTGCAATTGCTCTAATCTTAATCCAGATTTTTAACTCTTTATATAAATCTATTATGTACATAGTATTATCTGTTTTTTATGTATTTATGCCTCGGAGAAGACTTTCATACTTTCTAATTGTTTTTTAACTATTTTCCTACCACGGAATATGCGGTTTTTCACAGTTTGTAAATTTATGCCTTTTTCATAGTCAGACATTATCTCTAAAATGTCATTATAAGATTTCTTATTTAAGAATCTTTCTTCCATAAATCTCTTATACATTGGAGGCAAAGCTTTGATTGCTTCTGTGGTTAATCTTACTTTTTCAGCAAGAATATTTTCTGCCTCCCAGTGGTCTGCTTCAGTAGGTGGCATTGAATTATCTGTGTCAACATCAGGAAGCAAAAATGTAGGAGGATCAATTCCTTTATCTGTGAATGCATTCATACTTACCTTTCTATTTCTATATCTTATCCAACCGATGCATTCATTGTAAGCAATACGATATGCCCATGTAGTAATTTGATAATCCTCATTATATTGATCAATTTTTAAATACACAGTTGTTAAAGTTGTTGAAACAATATCATCCGATACTTGAGGATCTTTTACTATATTATTTACATATGACCAAAGGCCTGGTCTCATTTTAGCATAAAGTTCATTATAAACTTTTTCACTTTTTGTCTTTTTAAATTCTAATGCGAGTTCTTTGTACGTCTTCTTTGCTTTTTTAGCCATTGATAAAATCTTTTAAAGTTAAATAATTAATAGGTGTATAATTCCAAAAATCCGTACAAACATTTATTCTGCTTGATACATTCAGATCTGTGCGGTGTGAATATACTGTATGGCCATGCATATGAATAGTGCCAGAATCTTTACCATTCCAAACCTCCAAAGGATAGTGGCAAATCACCGCATCAAAATCAGTAAGCTCCATAATAGCATCACTGAAAAATTTAGCATTAGGAAATTCATGGATGACTTCCTCTAATGCATTGTCTTGACTTCCTTTTAAAAAGAATATCTTTCCTTTTAATTTTTTAAGTACTTTACGAGCAGTTTCTGGATCCCATGCAAAATTTCCTAAATGAAATACTACATCATTCTTTTTTACCTTTTTATTCCAATTCTTAATAAGTGCAGAATTCATATCTTCTACATTCTTAAATTTTCTATTGGCTATCTGGAGAATTTGTGGTCTACCAAACCACGTATCAGAAGTAATATAAAAATCTTTAGGTATTTCTTTATTCATATAATTGATTTACAGTATATTGTTTCATAATATACAGATTAAATATAAACAATTTTGTTGGGAACTGAAAAGCTTTTAAGAACTTTTTTACTATTTAATTGAAAATCTTTTTCCTCCATCTTTCTTGAGGGTCTTTTCAATCATAGTTTTTGCATATTCATTTAGTTTGGTTAAACTTTCTTTATCAAGAGGTTTCTTATAAAAATCTTCATAGATATGTTTATAAGCCTCAACAGTCGAATCAAATGGTACTCCAGGTTGAGCATTTGATTCAATAACATATACCTTTCCATTTTTACCTTTCATTATATCAAAACACATATAAGGAAGGTCCTCATAAATCTTACAAAACTTTTCTAAGACTTTTCTATAATCTTTTGGTAAATCTTTAACATCTCTTTTAGCATAGCCAAATTCCATTTCTTCTTTAGCATTACCTTTACCACTTTTGGCTTTTTCATTTAAAGGAGTTCTCTCCATCCAAAAAATCGGTTTGCCTTTAAAGTTTATAAATCTATGTTCTTCAGCTTTATCTATATACTCTGAAAATGTATCAAAGATTTTTTCATCTACATCTTCCATAAGATCTGGTTTATCAATAATTTGAATACCTATCCCACTATGGCCTTTTGATGGTTTAGCAATTATAGGAAAGGTTAAATTTTCTAAAGCATCATTTTTAGAATAAACTGTCTTAGGTATATTTTCATCCTCACCAACAAGTTTATGGAACTCTTCTTTAGATCCAGATTTTGAAATATGATCTGGGTGATTATAAACATTTTCTTTTTTAATCTTACCAGCTTTTATTAACTTATTAACAGTATCTGTGTGATATGTTAAAACTGGGTAATCAGGATTAATATCAATATCATCCATATTATTTTCATGTACTTGTACAAAAAATTTATCTCCAGCAAAACCTTTATAAGTCCACCATCTCTGTCCGCTATCTTCTCTTAAAGCTAAATAAACTTTACCTAAACCACTTTCATTATCTTTAGATTCTTTTAATAAATCGTCTCTACCTAATTGCTTATATACTTCCTTTCTAGTTTTCTCCATCTTTTCAGCATACTTAGGATCACTCTTTCTATTAAAAACTATTTGTTGAGTTAAAGAACCGCTAATCTTTTTAACATCTTTCTTTCTGGTTTTAATTAACCATGCAGCTAAATCCTTTATAGAAAGATCTTTAAATCTACCTTCAGCATCTGGTGCATCAGAATGATGGAAGTCAGGAGCCCCTTTAGGTTTCTTCTCTAGGATAAATTGTTCAAAAAGTTTTAGATATTTCAACACTTTTCTTTATTTTATTATATATCAGAGTCCTTACTATAGGATGATAGCCACTTAAATAAGAGATCATTAAAAATTTCTACTATTGGAGTATCATCTAATATGTTATCTTCTAAAAGATTCATATTATCAGTAGGATGACCTTTAGTTGTAATAAGATTTTCTTTTAAAGGCGGGTAAGACATTTGAATAAACGGCCCAGCTAACATTCTCTTAACCAAATCAAAATGCCTTTCATAAATATGAAGTGAATGTACAATATGAGTATAGTTACCCATTTTAAGATTAGGATAATGTAATTGTAGATGCTTTAACATTTGTTGTTGTAATAAACAGAAAAATGCAATATCAGTTGCTGTACCTAAGATAAGATCATTTGATCTCATATCAACTGTAAAGTTTAATCTGTTATCTCTGATTTGAAATACACCATTAAGAGTACATACAAAATCTTTATTACCTTGCCATTGATGAGATGGTTTATTAAAATGTAAAATTGCTTGTCTTGAATCTCTATCCTCTATTAAAGAATCTAGTGCCCATTGCCATTGATTTCTACCATCAGAAAGAGGTTCTTTAAATATAAGATTACCATAAGCGGAATTTACAGTACCATCACCATTATCCAATTGTTTCCAAAACTTTGAAAACTTATCAATAAATTCAATATCTTTTCTACCTGTAAAATACCAAACAGTTTCACCTGCAATATATTTAAATTGACTGCTCCTTACTTCATTTTCATAAAGTGGAAAATAAGGATCATCTATAACTAAAGCTGCATTACATATTTCTTTAATCTCCATACCTCTTGGTGAAGAAGTATATTCAGGATTCTCTAATGTATCTCTTAATGCCTTTTCGTAAACGTCTGCAAATGTATCTCCTCTATATGTTCTCATTTATTTTAATTTTTCTAATATTTTTTAATGCTATTTCTAAACGGTCAGCAAATTCCATGTGAGTATATTTACCACCTTTGTTGAGTAATCTCCTGCTTTCATCAAGTACCTCATCCCTAATACCTTCAGCATGAGCTTCATATAATAAATCTTCAGTCTTACACATTGGAAAACATATTTAATTGTTTTGCTTCACCTGTAACAGTATTTTCTCTTTGTAAGAAATTTACAATTAAATGTGATACTTCTAATGCACTCATTGTACCTACATCAATATGTAACTTATTTTTTATTGTACTTAATCGGTGGGCTCGTTTAAAACCATCAACCTCAGCCTTTACTTCTTCTTCATTACCATAAAATGATTTACCGTCATCTCTTTTTAATATTGTATGAGGATCATTTGTTAATGTAATTAAATAAAGATTTTCTCTTAATGCCTTTGTATACTTTTTTTCAATATCAAAAACATAATCTCCAGAATAACCTCTATAAAGAGGAGAGTAAACGGTTTCACCTAGATGAGATCTGTTAAAAATTAAATTGATATCCTCGTCTCCTTTAGATTGTCCTATTTTAGATTTCATCATTAACTTAAACATACCATCATACATCTTTTTAGAATAAGTAGCATGCAAGTCTTTATCTTTTCTAAAAGGTAAAGAAGAGTAATGTAATTTATGAAAGACTAAATTAGGCATTCTTTCAATAATTAAATTTTGCTGTGTATCTTTACCTACATTATCGGTACCTTCTATAATAATGAATTTTTGCATCAGTTTATTTTTATATGTTTAAAAATTAGGATTGTTTACAATAATATCATAATCAGTAAAGCCTTCAAAATCTTTTTCATCAGCTTTAATTCTTCTTTCTATTTTATCATTTAAATCTCCCCTTTCTTCTAATCTTTTTCTTCTAATTTCTAAAGGAATATCTAAATAAATTATTGTACATTTTTTTCTATCAATAGGATTAATTGCATTAACACCATGAGGGGTCATAACAAATAGGTTGCATGTCTTTTTAAACTGTTCATAGCTTGTACCATAATACCAACCGTTGAATTCTACATATTCATACCAATAATTATTATCAGCAAAGTTTTTAAAATCTTCTTCTGATATAAAATAATAATCTTGGCCATCAATTTCACCTTTTCTCGGTGGCCTTGTGGTATAAGAAGTACCGTATGTAAATCCTCTACCTTCCAAGACCTTTCTCATATGATCTTTTCCAGCAGCGGCTTTCCCTATAAGTATAACTTTATTCATTTACTTCAGTATCAGTATTGATTTCAAAATTTCTTTTTAAAGTTTCCAAAGCATCGTCAGCTTCTGCTAAAGATCTGGTTAGTTCAACCATTTCTTCAATATGCTGAGGGTGCTCACCAATACCTACTGGGTTAGTTAAATAAATTGTTAATGTGGCTAATGCCTTTTGTCTTTGTGCTTCAAATTGAGATTTTAAAGCATCATATATAATGTTCTTATTCATAATTAGTCTATTAAAAGTTGTGTATGTTCAAAATTATTTTTAATCTTCTCATTGAAGAATTTACCAGTCGATTCAGCTTTACAAAGTTCATCATATAATTCAGCTTCTACATTTGCATATTCATATAAAGATCCACTATTAAATTCTACTTTTAATGTTTTAGTATGAAAGTTATAAATGTATTTGTTAATCATTGATGAGTCAACTGTTGTTGTTTGTTCTTTAATCATTTTCTTGTATTATTGTATAAAGTTTTTTAACTTGTTTTACTGGTAATTTTTTTGTTGCAGCTAACCATTCCCAGGCTAGTTTTTCAGATTCAGCTTTACATGCTGTTCTGCAATCATCTTTAATGCAAAATTTAAATTTTATCATAAAAATTTGATTTATTATTATATGCCTTTTTCATAAAAAGTTTACTTAATTGCTGCCTTTAATTTTTTAAGATCGGTTAAATACATTTCTTTAGGATCTGTTGCTTTTAATGTTTTAAGAGCAATAATACACCCTTCTTTCTCCTGTAATAATTTTTCATATCTTTCTTTTGTTAAAGAATGAATAGCCATTGATAAAAGATAATCATATGATCCATGAACAGTATCATAACCATTTGTTTTTAAGTAATTAACAATCTTTTCTTTGGGTACATTATTAACTTTTAATTTTCCATCTATAATGTCTTTAATAAATCTAGCTTTATTTGTAACTAATGCTAATTGTTTTTCCGTTTTATCAATTAAATAATCTTTTCTCGTTTGATACCAACCTAACCTAACTTGTACAAAATGTTTTACAATTTCTTCTGCTTTATTAAAAATCTTAAGTTCACCATTTTCATCTATGGTTGTTAGATTTTCTGTTTCTTGAGTATTTAGTCTTAATGCCTTCTCTAACCTATTTTTTGAAATTAAATCTTTTAAGACAGCTCTTTTAAATTTTAAAACATATTCAATAGTTTCTGAGGAGTTATCATCATAAGCAATAATAATTCCTTTCTCCATTAAAAGATTTAAAATTTCTTCATATCTTTCATATGTATAATTTGGAGGAATAGAAGTTATTTTTATTGTATTTGAATTTACAATTTCATATGAGCCATTTATTTTCCATGTTTTGGGATTTTCACTATCTCTTGTAAATGTTCCTTTAAATTCTTCAACCCAAGGAGTTAAAGTTTTCATTCTCCTTCCATTAACTTCAGAAATACATGCATTAACTACATCCATTGGATTTCTATTTAAGATGTTAGTTGCAAACCCTACAGCAATACCTGATGTACCATTTAAAATAACAGTAGGAACGATAGGTAAAAAATATTCTGGTTCAATTTTTTCACCTTCTTCTATTTTATTATCAAGTAATTCAAAATCTTGATAAAGTAATCTGAAGTTAGGATGTAGCTTAGCACTTATGTAACGAGGAGCACCAGCAGCAGGAGATCTTAAGGATCCAAATTGACCTATACCTTCTAATAACGGTAATGAGTTTTTAAACTTTTGAGCCATACCAACCATTGAAGATTCTAATGAAGTATTACCATGATGATAAAATGCTTCGGCTGCTACCCTACCTGCAAGCTGAAATAATTTCATTGGCTTTTCATTACCAGTTTTCCATATCTTATTTGCGATATAAACCACTTTTCTTTGTGTAGGTTTAAGACCATCAATACAGCTTGGTATTGCTCTGTTTTCTACAACATATTTAGCATATTCTAAATATTCTTTATCAAAAAATGAAGTTACTGTTCTATTCATTAAAATAATGATTTTTTATTTTTAATTTCTACGGCTTGACCTAATATCTTTCTTTTTCGAGGTTCAGAGTTCTTAGAAAACCATATATCTAATGTACTGTTAAATTCCTTATCTTTAGTTAAGGTGAATGTTTTCGGGCTTCTAATGATCTCCTTGTATTCTGCATCCTCTAATGCAGCCAAACCTTTTTTATATTCAATTGACCATTTACTTAAACTCCTCTGCTTAGACTCCCATTCTTTATATTCTTCTTCGGTATAAAAGTTTAAAGATTCCTTACCTTTTTTTGCAACCATTAATGGTGTTTCTACTTTCAGAACTCTACCTTCACTAAATAACTCTGGCCAATACTTTCCTAAAAAGTTTATAAGTAATGCTGAAATAGAATTACCATCAACATCCGCATCAGTATAAAGTAAAATTTTACCATACCTTAAATCTTTAGGTTCATGACCAATCTTTAATCCTATTGCAGCCATTAGAGATTGTACTTCTTTGTTTTGTACAACCTTAGATGCAGATAGTTCTCTTACATTAATAAATTTACCTCTTAATGGAAATGCTCCTTGATATTGTGGTTCTCTATATCTTCTAAAGGCTGATGATGCAGAATCGCCTTCAAAAATTGCAAGTGTACACTTATCTCTAATACCTCTTTTCTTTGCATCAATAAGTTTAAGTACTTTAGTTTTATCTAACCCTTTATTAAGCCTTCTTAATTTCTTTCTCTCCTCAGCGTCCTTTTTTCGTTGTACCCAATCTAATACGGATTGTATAATTTCGGAATTTAAAACTTGTCTTAAAACCTTATCACTTAAAATGTGTTTAGTACCAAAATCTTTAGGTGATGTAATTAACTTTTCTTTTGTTTGAGACGAGAAGGCAGGATTAATAATTGTACAATTTATAAACAAATATAAATGCTGTCTTAATTCAGAAGGCTTTACATCAACTCTATATTTTCTTTTTATCTTTTCTCTAAGGAATGAAGTTATCTGCCAATCAATATCATTCACATGAGTTCCTCCATCTTTAGTTTCAACGGAGTTAACAAATGATATAGCCTTAAAGCCGGTTGTTGAATGACCTATACCTATTTTCCAATGTTCTGATTGTTCATAAAATATTGGAGTAACATATCTGTTTGCATAATCTTTAAATGTTCTAAAAGAAATAGCATTACCATTTAAGAATATTTTTAAGGAAGGATTACATGCAGCAATATCAATAAGCCTTTTTGTTATCATTAGGTAATGATGTCTATCAATACCCTTTAAACCAAATCTTTCAAAATCAGTAAGATAAGTTATTTCAGTATGTTTTGTTTTCTTTTTAGTAATCTTTGGCTTTGTTCTTTCAGCCATATTATTAGTAAAGGTTTGGTTAAATTGTTTTTTACCATCACAAGTTTGAATTTTAAATTCTTTACTAAATATATTTGTTAATGTACTGCCTACACCGTTTGTCCCTACAACAATTCTATCTTCACTATCATCAAAATTACTTCCTGTTTTTAAATTAGAAAATATCATTTCTGGTACCCACTCATCATATTCTTTATGAACCTCTACAGGTATACCTCCATTGTCCCAAACAGAAATTAAACCTGTTTCTTGATTTAATTCTATTTTAATTTTATTAAGTTGTGGATTTCTTTTATGTTCATCTACAGAGTTGGAAATGATTTCATCAAAAAGTTTTAAGAATCCAGGATTGTAAGTTACTTCAGTTAGTTGAAATTGATCCTTTCCTTTAATAGGTAAAAATACTTCTTCTGTATGTGGCTTAATTGATCCTACATACATACCTGGCCTTAACAATACATGTTCAGTATCTGTTAATTTTTGGTACTTCTTTTCAATGCTTACTGCCATGTATTTTTATTTTTATATGGTAACTTCTTATGTTTGTTTATTATAAGTATTTTTTCATTACAACATTATTAACCTCAAAACCATTCTTTGAATAAAAATTAATAAGTTCTTTTCTACAGAATAATGTTATTCTATAACATCCCCTTTTCTTTGCAGATTTGACTAATTCTGAAATAAGATCTACACCTACATTTCTACCTCTCATTTTTTTATCTACTACAATATCTTCAATATGTCCTGCAACTTCTCCTCTGATTTTGTTTTCAATTACACAACTCCCATAAGCAACAACAAAATCATTTTCGTCTATACCTACAATTGAATTATTACTTGTATTTTTTATGAAGCTTTCCCAGATTAGTTCAACATCATTTAAATTAATTTCCTGTTCTTTTAATTGATTTAATAATATACATACCTCAGCAAAGTCTTTTTTCTCTACTGGTCTAAATTTAATACTTTTCATTTGAAAGATTTTTTAAGATTAAGATTTAAAGAATTTAAATAAACATTATAAACTGGAGTATGATTATGTTCTTTCCATTTAAATGCCCAATTAGCAATAAGTTGTTTAATAGCTGGATAATGTACTAATTTGTTATTCTTGTTTTTAATAACCCTAATTGTAAATTCAAAATCTTCTTTCATAATATTTACTTATAAAACTCCTTAATTAGAGTTTTTTCTTCTTTACTTAATTTAAGTAATTTTTTTTCACCTTTTATTACTTGTTTTGCAATATACCTATCTGTGTTTTTTCTCATTTTAGTGAGATCTTTCCAAGATATAGCAGCATCAATCCCAATGGGTAATAGCGATAGAGCTAAACATTTAATTATTATTATATTCATTATTTATTTTTTGTGGAGAATATCGGAGTCGAACCGATGGCCTCCTGCGTGCAAGGCAGGCGCTCTAGCCAGCTGAGCTAATTCCCCGTGTGGTGGAGGTGGTGGGATTCGAACCCACGTCCAATAAGCATCTATAAAAACATTTCTTACAGCTTAGGATAAGTTTTTGTAAACTTCCAAAATCAATAATGTTTTAAGCATAACATTTTAAAACTGCGTACTGTATAAAACTCTTTTCGTTTCCTTTCGGACCCATAGGTGGTTTAGTAGCTCGCCCATTCACCTGTAGCTGCTTTCCTTTTACATCTTAATTATTTACAAGCATACTAATAATATGATGTGCATTTACTTACCTCTTAGGCAGCCATTGCATACTCAGCGTTGTCGGCTAAGATTGATGTAGGTCATCACCCGGTGCTGTAGTTTTTATTTCAATCAGATTGTCAAAAACCGTTCACCCCCATAATGTCAAAGATCGGTTTTATATATTATAAGGTACTTTAGGATGTAAATGAAATGCTCGTTTTAAAGCTTTATATGCTTTTATAGATCCAAATCTATTTTCTGTACCTATATGCCATTCAATCATTTCGTCATTATCATATTCTCGATATTCTTTCCAATCATAAATAGTAAAATGTACATCATCTTGAGTTGACATCTCCCATTCATTTTGAGTTTTTTCTTTAATATCGCTATCAGTGTACATTACTTTACCACATACCTTTTCAAGATCATCTTTAGTAGCTTCAAAATAATGGCCATGAAAACGAGTATCTTCTAAGCTGTAATTTTCTAATCTTTTTATCATCTTATATTAATGTTTAGTATATTATAATAATAACAAACTTTCTCTTATTCTGAAAGTTTAATATGGCATTTCTATATTTTTGTTTTCCTCAGCTTTAAATTTTTCTACTAATTTTCTACAGATAACTTTTAATTCTTTAGAGAATTCACCTTTATCAATAATCCAATCAATGTACCTAGCATCCATTTCAAATACTTCTTTAAAAGGCTTACCTTTATTTTTACCAAAATTGAATACAATTGTTCTCTTTCCGTTTACCTCATCAAATTTTAGCTTACCTCCTAAATCTACTTGATCTGCTCTACGAGTATTTACTGTCTTATCAATTTCTTCGGCTGTTTGTGGCATTTCATAAACTTCTCTCTGTTTTTGAAATATTTCCATTGTAGCTCTAACGTCTGCTTCAGCTCTATGTGCACCTTCCAAAGATTTTCCTGTATACTTTTTATAAGCATTAGTTAAATCTCTCTTTTCATAATTACTGTAAATAAGGAAAGGATCCATTACTGCTCGGGTTCTATGATTAAATACAATACCACATCTCATAAACTCTTCACATAAGAAAGGTACATCAAAGAATAATGCATTATATCCTCCTAGATCACAATCGCCTATAAAATCGTTTATTTCAGATGCTATCATTTCAAAGGTAGGTTTATCCTTTAGCATCTCCATAGAGATTCCATGTTTATCTTCAGCTTCAGCTCGCATTTGCACATTACCTGGATTAACTAATTGGTGGTAAGTTTCAATTTCATTACCGTCAAAATCAGTCTTTATCATACAAATTTCAATGATGCGGTCGGCTGAAGTACTTATGCCTGTGGTTTCTAAATCAAACCAAACTATATTTTTATTCATACTATACTATTTAACTTTAGTTGTTATTAAATATTATATAGCTTAAAATAGGAAAAGTTTTAGGAACTTCTTACAATAAGTTTCATATCCTGGATATTTCCTGGTAATGCATTTAATGTACCATTAAGTTTTGATAATACCTTTATTATTTGTTCAGTGTCCGGACCGAATGCGCGCTCTGTCACACTACCTCCAGCTGCTGGTGTTGAGGCTGTTGTAGCAGCAGCTGCACCACCGCCTCCAATATTTAGAGCGAATGTTCTCCTAGTCTTAGTTAACTCTTCAGTGATTCTTTCTACTGCTGCGGCCAATTTTTGATATCCTTTTTCATTTCTAGGTAGTTTGCTAGCCTGTTTAAATAAGTCTCCTAATAATTCAGTTTTATAAGTATCGATTCCATCAATAGCTTTTGCTATCTTTTCAATACCTTCAGCGGCATCGTCTAATAATCCTTTTTTAGCAACATCTCCTAATGTTACTATAAATCCTGAGAAGTCTGCAAGTTCGGCTGATATGTTAGGATTCTCTTTATATAAATTAGCAAAAGTCTCCCCAACTGAAGTTAACATTGTAGCAATAGAAGTTGCAACTGCCGTAGCGTCAAACTTTCCAGAAAAAGCAGTTAAACCTTTTGCAATATCTTCTAATGATTTTGAAACTCCCCTAACGGCTTTTACACCTTCTTTAATATTATTCTTATCCCATTCTACATCGATTAATCCAAATAGAGCTTTAGTTTTCTTAGTTACTTTATTTCCACCAATTGATGCAAATGCAGTACCCACAATACCTAATACTTTTGAAACTTTATTAGCAAGGGCTGCTGGATTTTTTAAACCTTGAAATGCATCTAAGCCTTTAACTATTTGTGTTAACTGTTTACCTGCTCCACTTACAGAATCAATACCTTCTTGTACTTTATTCTTTTTAATGTCAAATAAAGTATTAAAGAATCCACCAGCATTAACGTTACCTTCTTCAGCAACAGCAGCAAATGCCTTTTGAACAAAACCTACTGTATTTACTATAGCATATCCTAATGTACCTTTTTTATAATTACCATTATCGTCAGGTTCTCCAAATTCAACATTACTATCAATTAATTTTTGAAATGACATTAATCCACTAGCTAATCTTCTTAAAGCTTTACCTGCATCCATAACAGAATCAATACCTCTTTCAACTGCATTAGGACTAAATGCGGTTCCAAATACTTTACCAAATAAACCGCCTGGATCTGATGGCTCACCACCTGCCTGAGCAAATGCTGCTGAAATACTTCCTAATACTGTGGCTAATTGTTTGGATGAATTTTCATCCCAACCATTATCAAATACTTTCTGTATTTGTTTTAAGCCAAATGATAAAAATACTAAAGCCATACCTGCTGCTGAATATGCAGCGGCAGCAGCTATCATTGCACCACTATCCATAACACCAGCAAAGGCTCCCTTTAGGCTACTAAAGAAACCTGCATCTTCTTTTTGTCCACCAATAAATGCCATTTTAATACCTGCTAATAAAGTAGCAAGGTTCTCAGAATCCTCTTTATCAAAATCAACATTTTTAATTGCGTTTAAACCTGGTGCTAATAACATTAAAGCAATACCAACTGACGCCATTGCTATTGCCCCTGGAATAATAAATACTGCACCTGCACCGGCAGCTGCAAAGACTAAGCCCATTGCAGTTATAACACCAGCCTGTACACCTATCTCCTCCATAGTTACATTGGTAGTTGCAAATTCAAACGGAATATAACCTATACCAAATAAAAGTAATCCTACTCCCATTGCAGCTAAACCAACAGCTCCCATAATAATAGTACTTGCAAATATTCCTACTATTGCTGTTGCTATACCAATTCCTACAAGTATACCTGCCTGTATAGCAACCGATTCTAAAGTTGGTGAAGTAGACGCAACGGCAAAAGCAAATATTGCATACCCTAAACCAAATACACCTAAGGCAACACCGGTTAATGCTAAGGCAGCTGCACCTTTTCTAATTTGTTTAGAAGCCAATCCTAAAACAGCTACAGCTCCACCAACAACCAAAAGTACACCAACCATTCCAACTATTACTTGTGGAACCATTAATATAAACAATGTAGTAAGTGCAAAGAATGCTAGTCCTGTAGCAAATGATTTAAGGGCATCACCCATACGGTCTAGTGCCTTAGCACCTTTACGTATTCTTTTATCTGCCGTTCCTAGCAATAAAAATAAAGGAACTATTAGAGCAGTAGCAATATACATTAACGGTATTCCTACGGCCGCAGGTATTAAAAATAATGTAGCTTTTGCTAAATCTTTTGCAAATGTGAGTATACTTCTACCCATCATCGCGAATGCTAACATTCCTTCTTCTAATTTTTCTTTATCTGAGGCTCCCCATATTTCTAATTGATCTTTAACAAATTCATTAAATTTCTTAATTGTCTTTTTTGGGACAAGCATAAAGACTAATAACCCTTTAGCCATTTCAATCGTACCAGCACCTAAAGCTTTAAAGGCATTACCACCTGCCTCTAATTTTGATGCACCACCACTATTTCCACGAGAACCGCCAAACAAAGAACTTAATCCTCCACCACTATTTCTTTTCTTAAGTAGTGCAGTTTGTAATTGCAACTCTTTTAAGATAGCACTCTGCACCGCATCACCAACCTGGCCTTGTGTTGCCATTGCTGTTACTAATCCAGTAATTGCATCTGCTGTTGTTTCGGTAGCAGCTTGGATCTTTGTTAATGGATCCATTAATTGTGCTAATGTTACGGCGGCCATTTAAATTTTATTTTTTAAAGTTTTGGCATGGATATCTTTGGCATACTAGGCATATTTGGAATTTTTACATTTGACATCTGTCTTTTAGCTTGCCCTGCCATGTTATCCATATTGTATTTATCCTTCTCATCTTGCGTTTGTTGTTGTTCTTGCTTATTACGCTCTTTCAACAAATCATTATAGATTTCCAAAGTATACTCATATTCATAGAAAGGAAGCAAATCCAACTCTGATGGTTGGAGATGCAACTTTTCTAATAATAGTACCCTAACTTTAAAGAAGTTCAGAAGAGATATCTGGAATAAGGAAGAGAGCCTTGATACCGCCGGGAAACGTTAAAGGAACGGTGACCTCCTCACCGCAACTTTGACATGGGAATCCCATCTCTGGCTTAACGCCTATTTTTAAATCTTCACATAACCTATAGACGATAGTAAACTTAGTGGCATCCCAGCCTTGAAAAGATGTAATCTTGGAAAAGATATCTTTTTCATTCCATCCTCGCCACTCTCTTTGTAGATAAGGCAAGATAGCTAATGTAGATTTATCCCACCCTAGATTTTGCTCTTCTCTATCTCTGATATAATCAGTTATCGCCCTCATTACACCTACAGTAGGAGGTGCTAATTTAATTTCGCCATAACTTTTAGTTTGAACGGTATAACATTTTTCATTATGATCATAATATTTTTCAATATGATCACCTATAGAATTAAATTGTAAATTCTCAGTTCTTAATTCAACACTTTCTTGTGCTTTACATGCAGTTTGTTTACATGCTTTTTTACCTACTGGCATTTTAAGTACTTGTTCACCTACCTTAAATGTTAATTCTCTAATTGATAAAATTAAATAAATTCTATCTTCTTCCAAGATATCTTTATAAGATCCTCGCTGAGAACCATACATAACTTTGGTACATGACATAACCAAGTTATTTAAGCCTTCATCTACTTCTTTTAAATTATTTTCATCAATAGTTGAAAAAGCTCTAATTTCAGCAACCTTTGCTGGCCTAATTTGAATTTCAAAATCATCTCTATAAAATCTACCACCCGATGGGAATGTAGATAAATCTAATTTAGTATAACCTGCTAATGAATTTAATCTCTGAATTTCTGGATCATCAGAAGTAACTTTTCCCATTTGCCTATTAACATCTACCTTTCCTAATTCAGAAATGACTTCTTTAGGTTGTTCAGTAGCTTCAGTTGTTTCTATTGCATCAACAGGTAACCCTTCAGCTGCTGCAAATTCTTTTTTAATATTTTCTTCGTGCTCGTTTGACATTTCTTAATTGTTTTTTATTAATTGTTTTTCTGGTTTAGTTTCACTAACGATATGTTCTATAATTAATTGTCTAACATACCTAGATATTGCAACTGGTTTAGTTGACTTTTCCATTGATTTTTGTATAATTATTGAATTTAAGCTTTCTTCATCCTCAGGTGTAATTAGGACTTGTAATTTTTTTGTAAGTCTTTTCTTTTGAGGAACTAATTCTTGTACAGTTTCATTAAAACCATATTTAGGATTATCAGATTTAAATTTGTTAATCCAATATTCTACTCTTTTTAAAACATCACCTAAAGATTCATCATTATCAAATTCTTCTAAAACTTCTCTATTGAAAGCTTTAGTTCCAAAATCTTTAACTGCTCTTTTAATGTACTTACCTGTACCATAATTGTTAGGATTATCATTTACAGAATATCCTACATAAACTTTTCTTGTTTTTTCCTGTTGTAATTTATAGATTATCATTTCTATATTATATATTTTATATTATATATTAGAGTGAAGGCAAAAAAACTGGGAAAGTTTTATACAATCCCAGTTTTTAAATTAATTATTGTTTTATGCTCCTACATTTTCCTCAACCCAATGATCACATTTGTAAGTCATTGTTAGCTGAGCAGCTTCCTGTGTAGTATAATTTAATTCATCAACAAAATCAGGTTGTCCTGTTGGGAATACATCTTTAAATGTAATCTTTCTAAAGATATCACCTGCTCTGTTGTATTGAACAACAATCATACTTCCTACATAATCCTTTTTCAATCCCATTTCACCTGTTAGCGGATCATAGATTAAATTATTCCAATTACGGAATGTATTGTAAATGTAGTTTTCATTTGCTTCATTCAAGTTAAGACTAAAGTTAAGAGTTAAATCAACCATAGTTGAAGCCGGCATACCTGCATAAGATCTATCAGCGAACTTATATTTCTGATTTACTGGCTCAATTGCTGGATTTAAATTATTTAATCCTCCTATTGAATTTACTTGCTCTAAGATTAAACCCGTATCATCCCCTAATGGTGAAAATACTGTCACCTCAAATAGGTTAGGCTGAATAGGTTCGTACCTTTGGCTACTGGCCCTTGATTGGGTATAATGTGGTAGTGGCATATTTTATTTGTTTTTTTATATATTCGTCTTTAGTTTCTTCTTATTGGAAGTTTCCTGTACTAATTGCTCCAGTTCTTAAAATTGTAGTTCTTTGTACAAGAATTTCCATTCCTCTTACTGGTTCAATATATGTATCTAGGATACCTACATTTTGATCAATAACTTCTGGTGTGTTATTTGTTTCATCCATTATATTTCTATAATCATAAACACCATCATCATTTTGAACAGTTGCTAAGAAGTTATCAGCTAATGTTTTAATTTCTAACCTTGTCTGAGCTGTATTAAATTCAAATAGGTAGTTTTTCAATATTGCTTCTATACCATCTTGGATGTAAATAACAACTTCTCTAACATTAATTGAACTTAAAGCAGATTTCGGTACTTGTTGTGCAGTTTTATTTGCAAAGATAGTTGGACCTGTTCCACTTTGGAATATGATTGGATTTAATCCAAATGGCTCTAAGTAGTAACGATCATCTTTATCTAAGTTTATTTCTAAACCTACAACCCCATTTCCACCTATTACTCCACGTCTTACACCTGCTACGATTGACCAAGGTAATGCGTTTTCGTATTTCAAAATAAAGTTATTAGATACATTTGCAGCTGGAGGAACATTAATGTTCTTTCCTAAATCCCTAACAGTAATATAAGGATAGAAGAATCCACCCCAAGAACCTCCACTAGTTGCAGAAGGTAATGAATATCTAACTGTTGGGTTTAATGCAAGATCTCCACCTTCAGATATAAACTTAGATGAAACACCACCAAGTAAATCTGTAAAGCTAGGATCTGTACTTTTCTTAAAGTCCTTAGCTGATGGAGCATTAATTAAGGCAAACGCATTCTTTCTTTCCATACATAAATTAGTATAAATTGATTTTGAATTTGCTTCAATACCATTACCAAATGTATCTACCAAGTATCTAAAGTTAATAGTTTCTCTATCAGTTAATGCTTTAAATAAATTAGTACCTCCTAAGATTGGACTTAAACATTGGTTTTGTCTAGCATTTGAACCATCAGGTACGTGTTTAGTTGCAATTAATTTAAATCCTGGTAATTCAAAGATATTTAAATAATCAACCCATCTGTCAATAGGATAATATAATTCTACTTTCTTTGTAGCACCTACAGTATCTACACTAACTTCAGATTGGCATGTTACCAATAATGCAGTAGTGCCTGCAGGAATAACAGAATACTGAGATGGTGTTACTCCACCAACTACAGAATTAATTCTAGTTAATCTTGAGTGCCCTGTTAAAGTACCTTCATCATGTACCAAATAGTTTCCTACTATAACATCAGCAGCCTCTGGTGAAGTTGATGCAATTAAAATTTCATTTGGTTTTAATGTTGGCTCATTAATTGAATCACCTAAAATATCAATAGTTAAGTTAAGTGCACCTTTTAAAGTTTGTACATTTAAACAATTAGCAGCAGCTAATGTACTACCATCAGATTTTAAGAAGAAGCCTGCACCGTTTAATGTAAACTCTTGGTGAGGAGTTAAGTTAATATAACCATCTTCTTGGTAAGGTGTAATTCTTACTGCTGGTATAGAATAAGCTGGATCAGAAATTGCTACTCTCTGTGTAGGAGTAGTATGAATCCATCCGTATTCTATAGCATTCATTACTAAATAAGATGTATATTCAATTCCACCTAATACATAAACAGCTTCATCACCATCAGTTAGTGTACCGTTTGCAAATTGAGTTTGTAATGTTGATCCATAAGAACCAATAATTCCAGCAGGAGTACCTGCAATTGGGCTAAATTCATCAGCTACAAAATCAAAGTCAGCTTCATTAATATAATTATAGCTTGCATCTACTGCTGTACTAAAATCAGCTAAATCAGCACCATCACCAGATAATAATATAGTTATAGTATCACCTACTGTTTGTTTAGATATAACTGGAATATATTTTGTGCCATCTTGACTTAATATGAATGTTCCTACAACAGTTGCAGTATTCGCAGTCATACTATCAAAAGCATTCCATAAAGCATCCTTAGGATCATTAGCATTAACAATTTGTAATTGTATATCAGTACTTCCAGTTGGAATAGACTTTGTAATTATACTTGATGAGTTTGTTACTACAGTTCCTGGGTCAAGTGTTCTACAATAATTTAAATCAGAAACAATTGATCCACTATATGATAACATGTTTATATCATCTTGGATTGAATTAGCTTGAATATACTCAATGTTATGTCCTACCATATCAATACCACCTTGTACACCATCAATTAAAATATCTCCGCTGAATAAATCTTCATTAACAGTAACAAATAATCCGGTTGATGCAGTGTCAGCATTAACAACTTTTTCAACAAAAAGGTTATTACCTAATAAGTCTACAAAATCAGGAATTAAACATGCAGTATAAGTAGCTTGTAAAGTTACTTCTGTTTCATTAAAGAATTCTTGCAATAATGTATCAGTTGTGTCAGATTGGAACTTTCTTCTCTTTATACCTTGTGTTGGATCAAAATACTTTTGGAAAGTAGGATCCGCATTAAATCTAGAATAAGGAGTAGTTGTACCGAAGTCTCCACCAAAGTTTCCTTCAATTACAAAAATATCTACAAAGAAGTCAGATATTAAACTATCTTTATTTAAAAATCCAGGAACATTAGCAGCACCATACCATTCTTCAACTGTTACTTGGAAAGGTAAAACATTTGTTAATGCAGATTTTTTAGCAATAACAGATATAGGATTTTGACCTAAGTTTACAATATCTAAAAAGTCATTTACAGTAGTTGGCTGTAATGCATCAGTATTTGCGCCGACGTTTGTTAAAAAGTCGTCTGTTGATGGAAACCAAAATTTATCTCTGTTATAAAATTTTGATAACTCATAATCAGCACCTGCATTCTTTTGTGATGTATCAAGAGTAGAAGCAGTTGAAAATCTAACTGCATTAACTTTATCATTAGCATCTAACGCTAATAAGTTAAGAGCAAGAATAGGTCCTCTTTCCAAAGCTGTTAAACAACTTCTGTGGAAGTAAGAATCCTTTCTTTCTAAATTTCTATCTATATCACCATATACTTGCTTAAAGAAAGCTGTATCGGGAATGAAGACGGGAGTGTTAAACGGGCCTGTCTTAGAAAAACCGACAACAAGTCGTGTTTGATTAGCAGGGATACTAACGACTTGACTTTTGTCAAATTCAAATCTATATGTTCCTGCAGCCTTAAGAGAAGCGATTTTTGGATCTAGTGCCATCTTGTATTATATTTTTTTTGTTTATTAGTTTTTTTATATATCTACTAAGTAACTACTTTTTATACTAAGTCATAGATATCAAAATTAAGATTCCCACCCTTTGAATCTTTTTCTAAAATTTCTTCTATTTTATTTTGAATGGAAGGATCTATCTCATCATAAATCTCTTCGACAAAATCTGAAAAATCTAATGTTGTGAAGAACTCAGAACTATTTATACAAGTCATAATTAAATCATCATTACCTAATTGGCCTGCATATGACCCATTTGGAAGTTTACCGAATGTTGATGATTCTTTTACTGTATCTTTATCGTAAATGGTTATTTTGTTCTGAGCAATATATTTTTTAAAATTTTGACAAAATATAGGTTTATTATCTTTCTTTACTTTTAAACCAAATCTTTTTGTTTTAGCATCTACTCTATGTTTAAATTTTACAACTGATTCCTCATCAAATTGATTTCTTTGTGGAAAGACAGTTTCTAATCTTTTAATTAATTCTCCACCAAACATATTCCATTCAATTATTAATTTTACATTCTCCGAGTAAAATAAATCAAAACCTAAAATATAAAGAGCTTTGGCAAATTCTTCTATCGTATGAGAATTACTTCTAAACCTTCCTACTTGCTTAATTCCGAAAAAATCAACAAAACTTCCTGGTGTGGTTACCCCTTTCCAATCTTTTTCATCTAACATTTTTATTTGGAAAATATTTATAACAGAATAATCACCACCTGTACCTTCGGCTATATCAACTGAAAATACCCAATAATTATAATCTTCTTCTATTTCATCTAAATTTAAATCTGGATGCCATAAGAGTCCACTATAATCAATATCAGCATCTTCAAATTCTGGAATCTCTCTATGTTCAAATTCTATTTGCCCTTTTGTTAACTTCTGTAAACTAGCTGCACTTAATAATAATGAAGAGTTTGCAATAAACTGATTTCCGTATTGTCTGTTAAATGCTTCATCACTTCCTAAGTTAGCAACTTCTTGTTGCATCCAAGCATCATCTCTACCAGGTACATCCCACCAGTCAACTCGGAAAGGTGTATATTCACTAAGGCCTTTTTCTGCTGCTGTGTAAATGTCATAAAATTTATTAAAGCCATTAGGAGTACTTGTTATAATAACTTTAGAGTTTTGTGAAGCGGATACTGTTGGATACACATTTTCATAAAAAGTATTTACAAAGTTTGCAGGTATATGCGCAAACTCATCCATAAATAATAAATGAATAGTAAAACCAATCGCTGCTTTCTTTGTAGTAGTTTGACCAATGATTCTACAACCATTATCAAACTTGGAATTAAATACATCCCATTTTAATGTACCGGGCTTGAGAAAGAATGGTAAGTGCTCTAATATAGTTTTACCTTTATCAATAATTTCACGCGTTGTCGCTCCTTTATTTGATAGGATAAGTGAATTCTTATCAAAATTAAAAACTGAATACCAAGCAATAAAAATTGAAGAGCATATAGTTTTACCTACTTGCCTACTGGCTAAACAAACATTAAATCTTTCTGCTTGAAACTGTCTAAGCATTTCTTCTTGGTATGGCCTAAGAGAAATAGTTTGCAATCCTTCATCTGTCATTACTGTACAATAAGTATTTGCAAAGTATACAATGTCAGTTGCGCATTTTTTAATTTCTTTTAGTTCCTCAGCAGTATAATTAAATACAATGTTACCTTTTCTTAAATTAGGATTACCTTCATAGAACGGAGTTGACTTTGGTTTATACCCTTCATCTAATGCAAGCATAAGTTGTTCTACCTTATCACTAGTCCATGCAAAAGATTCTGCACCTTTAGATACTTTAAATTCAAATCCTGCTGATTCTGCTTGTGGTCTAGGCATTATTTTCTATCACGGCTAAGGCTTCTCCAACGTGTATTATTTCAAACTCTTCACCATTTAAATTATACACTGTACCCTTTCCTATATTTTTTAATATAACATCTCCAGCTTTTAAATGTTTTGCATTACCTGGATTAATAACTATGGCTCTGCGATTATATTTATCAGCAGGTATTATAATTCCTGCGGCCGTAGTTGCTTCTTCTTGTTCGATTTCCTGAATTAACAGGCAATCATTCTTCATTTTCAGTTGCATCGACATCTTCTATATCTTCTTCTTTAATTGTGTCTTGTAAAGCTCTCATTAAATCTTTAGTTCCTCTAGATTTAATACCACTTTGTTTATTGGATGTTGAATTTTCAGTACTGTGATAAACATCAACATCTCGTGATATCTTTTTAGCATTTTCTTCAATAGCTACCATATACATTGTTTGGCTTTTTATAATATCTAAAAGAGTTCGCTGTAAATCACTAAGTACTTCAAACATTCTAGGAGATACATCACCTTCATGTATAGTCTCCATTAATAAGGTAATAGCAGTTTCACTATTTTGCATTTGTCTGATTAACATAGATAATGCAGATTCATCTAAAGCAGCCTTTGCTCTAATGTATTCATGTTCTGCTATTATATCTTCACTTAAGTAAAAAGTTAATAAACTGTTCATTACTGATTCTGCCTTATTTTTAGCTTTTATCAGTGCCGCACTCTGGCCACTATCAACTCTTACAGGCTGTAGCTCTTCTGTGTTATTACTTAAACCTTCAACCTCATCAGGCAAATCATTTAATAGATCACCTAAACTGTCACGAAATTTATTTTTCGATTCGTCTTTCATTTTCCCTAAATTTATAATATATATTCCAAGTTATCTTGGGTTAGTAACAGTTGGCAATAATAATTCTGGTGAAGCATTATCTAATACTAAGGCTAGGTGTGAATCCTTTACTACATATTGACTTAAGATTAATTCTTGTAATTCTTCTTCTATAGGTTGGCTCCAAATTCTTATGTTAGTTAAGTCGGTTTGACAACCAAATAATTTCCATGCAAAACCATCAGGTACAGATGTAGCAGGTATAGTTTGTGTATTTACATAAATATTAGTTAAATCTGCTGTTCTATCTGGATTTGCAGCACCTGCCTGTTCTACTGTATTATATAAAAATAATGATAATTGTTTGGATAAGTTATTTAAGTTAATAGTTGCTGCATACCATTTATCTTTTATGAAACTAACTGATTTTTTACTTAAATCATATTTATAATAAATATCATTAAGTTTAATAATAAACCAATTAGTAGTATATGTAAATTCAACATATGCTGTTATAGGTGATTTAAATTCATAGTTATCATATGCTAAAAAAGTATTACTTACTTCTTTATTGAACTTTGCAGTTGGTGTTATTATATTGTCTATGTAAGGTGTATCTAAAACAATACTATCCCCAATGACTTCTTTAACTCTTTGTATACCATTATAAGAATTTGTACCTCTAATAGCAACCCAATCACCCGGAACAATTATATCACTCTTTGGGGCAACAGGTAAACCTGGTGTTACTAACTTAGGATACCCTCCTTCATCACTTATTAAAATAACCAGTAGATTTTTTTGAATTGGTTTAAGGTATTGAGGCCTAAACCAAAATGTAAATGCTCTACTATCAGTATTAGACCACCCATCCTTATATCTATATTTCACTGCTATAGACCTATCCTCTAATGTACCTAATGCATAATGATATTTAGAAATGATTGTCCATTGATTATAGACATTCTCTTCTGTAATAGTCATCTTTTTATTTAATGCTCTTCTTACATAATCATTAGCTTGGCTACCTATTGTGTTATATTCATTAGGTTTTCTAACATCTTTAAATTCATTCTCTCTTTCAACCCTAAATTTTTCCTCTACATTAGAAACTAATGCTTCAGTAGATGCTTCAGCTGCATCACCTTCAGCAGTATCTTCGAACCCTACATTTGTTCTTTGTTGATATGTAACTAAGCTTACTCTCCAATATGCACCAGTATACATAAAATCATCTGATTGTGCAACTGCATCAACTTCATACATTCTATTCATAAATTGTTTAAAATATAAATAGTCTCTCATTTGTGGTTTTGCCCCTACACCGAACACTGCCTCAAATGCAGATTTTACAATATGAATTTCAAATTGAACAGGAAAGTCCATCATTAAAGGATTGAAATTTATATCCCGAGTTGGTAATTCATTATCAGGAATTAAAATTTTAATCTCTCCTTCTTTAATAACATCAAATAAAGAATATTCTTTTAAGATAACATCTCTACTTCTTTGGTCTGCTTTAGTTTTATAATAATCAACACAAAATCCAAATAAGTTGCTTGTCATAGCAGCTAATTGGTCGTACATTTGACCAGCTCTAGATATATCATAAGGATTCCATCCACCTCCACAACAATCAAACGCTAAGTTAAGAGCACCAGAACAACCGTCTACTCCACCACAATCAATTTGCGGTATTTTACAAATCACACCACCATCAGTTACAATCTCTAATGCTATAGAATTAAATGTTAAAGTACAATCACCTACTTGAGTATACCTATATTGAATCCAAAATGGATTTTTAGGATTTAATGTTAATGCCTCTAAATTTATATCAGTAAGTGGAACCCAATCAGAATAAGTCACACCATCAATACCCCACCTAAAATCCTTGTTATAATAACAAGAGGTAGATTCACCTGTAATAGAATCAGTAAATCCTATTACTTCGGTTACATTTTCGTATGGTGTTTTAAGACTAACTAATAACTGATCGCCATTAGCATCTGTACTTGATCCAGTTACTGCCATGTTATGAATTTATTTGTTGGTCTCCTATATCTACTTTCTTCTTTCCAAAGATTTTATCAGCAGATGCTAAACCTAAACCACCGATACAAATTGCAGCAACGGCATTTACTAAAGTTGGCTCTACTGGCATATCTGTGTAAAGATTAATCATTAAAGCGGCGCATAATGTTACACCTGCTAAAATACCAATAAACCTTTTTGATGAAGGCGTGCCTTTTTCATCTTTTAAAAGACCACCTAACCAATTGATAATTCTTTTCATATACAAACATTATTTGTTTATATATTCATGTTCTAATACGGTGTATAGTCAGTCTTCACTAAAAGTATTGGATCATCTTCTTCTATCTTAGGATCTACTGCTGTGATGATATCAAAGCCATTCATAGCATCCATTTGAATATCGTCAAATTGAGAAAGAACATCAAATAAAGTTGTAGCTTTAATATAAAAGTAAGGGATTCTTTCAAGGTACTTATTTTTCATTACACCGATGTCCATGAATCTTTTGTTAAAATTATCTAATTGTTCTCTATCTAAAATTTTAGTAAGATCAAATACGCCTTCTATAATATTAAAATGAAAACTTAAAATTTCTTTACCACCATCAACTTTAACTAATCGCGAATAGATTTTTGCATCAGATATTTTAAAAGTTATTTTAGATAGATTAGATAACCTTTTTATTATAGACTGTAAAAAGAAAATAGAATTAGGCTTAAAATTAGGATTAGGTAAAGTATCTTGTCCTAAAGTTTTTTGTATTTCTGCTTTTAAAAATGTTGAAGTTTTTATTGCATTCTGAAAATCATCTAAAGATACAATAAATTCATTTTTCTTTTTAGATTCATTTCTGCATTCTTTTTTAACTCTAGATATAATAAGATTATCAATATAATCATTCTTATATAAAGTAAAAGAAATATGAGTTGGAATTTCTAATTCAAATTGGTTATCAATTAACATCATTGCTCATCTGTTTTTCTAACACGTTTATTGCATTTTTTATTTCAGATGGCATATGCTTCATTGCTTCATTAAAATCACGTTCACCTATTTCATTAATCTTTAGATACATTTCTAAAGCTTTAGGATTAGGATCCCATTTTTTCTCCTTCTTTTTAGCTTTGGTTTTTGTATAAATAAAACCAGGTACTCTATTGAATTTTGATGCAACCATTCTCCATGCTTCTGCTTGACCTACTGGATCAATCTTTAATGCATTAAACATATTTGCTTGTATTGGAAATTTAATACTCATAAATCTATTTGTCATAAATGAGTTTTTTGACTTATCATAACCTTTTAATTTATTCCATTGTGAGTCTTTTCCAAACAAGACTTTTATGTAATCAAATAATTTCATTACCTTTTATTATTTATACGATTGATTAGTACTTTTGTTTACAAGTTACTTGTAAAGTTCTTTAATAATTTCTGCCTTTTGTTCCCAGTTTAAAAGTAAAGGTTTAAAGACCATTGGAAGCTCTTCTTGACTAGATCTCCATTCTTGAACATGCTCTCTCATTTTAGTTTTCATTTCTTCAATATAAGGTCCGAAAGGATATTCAAATTGTATAGTATCAGTTTCTGTTCTTACTGTTACATATAAGTCACTTGACATTGTTACAAAATAAGATATTTTTCTTTGTTGGTGTAAAGCTAATAATTGCATAGAATATAAATGATCTTCACCATTAGGAATATCTTCATCCATCATAATTTCAGCACTTCTTCTACTTTGCAATAAAATTCTATCAAAACTACATGGGTGAGGATCGTTAACCCAATTGGCTTCGCCTGGTCCATGCTCTGGTCTTTTGAATAATGAATCACCCCAAACACATCCCCAATATTCATCATTCTTACCTACTGTGAAATGGTGACCTCCTAATTTTTCATTAGCAACTGCATCTAAAGGGTGTTTGCCTAACACATCCATACAAGGATACCATTCTATATGTTCCCATATTGATTTAACAAAGGTAGGATAGAGAAAATCATCACCGTCTACTTGCGTTAAATAATCAGCATCACTCTCTAAAAATAATTTTCTACAGGAATTTTTTCCTTTACCAGGCTTTCCGTTACTTTCAGTTCTTACAACTTTATATGAAAACCCTTCATTTAAAACATCTTCATAATATTGATCATTTAATGTATTAATAACAATAACTGGTTCAATTATTAAATTCTTTTCTTCATATTGTTGCTCTACTGATTTTACCATTCTTTTTAAAGCTGGTAAATTATGATGAGAGAGCATGCATAAAAGAATCTTTTTAGGTTTTTTAGGCAACCTAACTACAGGTATATTATTTTCAGTTTTAATTACTTCCATTAAAATATTTTTCCTTTTGTTTTTTTGTTTGTAATGAATGACATATCATCTGAATTATCATTATCACCTTTAAAGAAGCTAGCCTTAAATGCTGAATTATCATCTCCGTCATATTTTGTGCCGCCAACAATTTTTTTCATTGTTGAAATATTAGGTAACGCTAATTCATTTATATTTATTGTAGACTCTACTGATTGAAACATTTCATCTAATATACCTTCTGGGATAGTATGAGAACTAAGTACCATTAAATTAACATTAGATTTTAAATTAGAAATAATTTGTTCTCTACTCATATGTTTAGCTTTCATATGCCTAATTAAGATGTTGGCCAAATCAGTAATATAACCATCTTCATATAAATACATATGAGATAATGAGCCATGCTTTTCCTTAAATTCTGCAATGATAGCAGTGGCTTTAGATTCACTGACACCGTATCTCCTAGATTTTCCATTTTTAGGTTTTGATACATACCAATATGCAGGAGGAACATTATCACCAGAGTCACCGGTTAGAACCTTACGGAAGCGGAACTCTTCAGGGTCTACCTCTACAACGGAAACTTTCTTTTTGGAAATAATAGATGAAAGTAGTTTTTTAGATTGTGACTCTGGTGAAGATGATACTTTTAGTACATCAAATAAATCATTAGAAGTTTCTTTTTCTTCTGAAGTTAGCCATTCAGAAAAGCCTTGATAAGTATAAAGCTTTTTATGAGCTGGCGAAAACAATATAGTATGAGTATTATTATTTGTACTCTTATTTACTAATTGAACCAAATCTCTGTCACCCGTAAACATAATAACAGATTTATCATTTGCTAGACATTCAGTATTCCATGCATACATTAGATCATCACCTTCGGCGCCGTCTACTTTGGAATAAATAACACCTTGCTTAATAAGTAATTGTGTAAACTCTTCAGTAACTTTAGAAAAGTTTGCCCAGTTAATTGAACTATCCTGTTTACGGTTACCTTTATATTCTGCATCTGGGTAAAAGTCTTTTCTCCATGATCTGGAATCTTGTGTCCAAACAACCTTATCAATCAGACCTTCAAATAATCTTATCTGATATGCAAAGTCAGTAGCTAGCTTTCTCATAAATACTTTAGTATCTTCTTCTGTACCAAGCATTTCAGCTTTTTTAGATTTTCTTGGTAAAACATATAAAGTTCTAAAAAGAAAATAGTTACCGTCAATAACAAATGTATGCCTTCCTGTTTTTCTCATAATAATCTATTTAATATAAATATAACAAATTTTAGTTATTACTGAAAGTTTCTTTTAAGACTATTTCTTCAGCTTCTTCTTTTGCATATTTATTTTCTTGCCTTAACCAATGATATCTTCTAACTGCTGATCCTAATTGATAATTGTTAGGAAACTTTTTTATTAATTGTTTTAAGAATTGTGATCTCATACGCCGTTTAATATTGATTGCAGTTCATAAATACAAGCAAGCATTGATACTGCAGGATCTATTACTTGTTGCCTTTGTGATTGATATTTTGCTACAGTTACTACCACTTGTGGAATAAACTGAATATATGATTGTCTTTCTTGTTGAATAAATTCTATAAATTCAGCACCTAGTGAAGATAATACATCATCAGTTCTGTTTGCATAATTAGATAACATATACTGATAGTTTTTTACAGGATCTTCTCCATCAATAACTAAATCATAAATATCTTTATAAACCGAACTAAATTGTTTTATATCATCAACAGTTATTGTATCTTTACCTTGTGATTGGAAGCCTTGCAACTGATTTAACATATTCCTTAAATCTGGAAATTTTCTTTTTACTAATTCAACAGCTGCATGTTTATCTATACTAATTCCTTCTTCTTTACAAATTTTAAGAATCCTCATAATGTAGCTTTTCATTATTTCAGTTTCTTCTTCTTTGGAAAAATCAAAATCAATCATTTCAAATCTTGACTGAATTGGATCTGGTACTTTATTAATATAATTACATGTAGCAATAAATCTTGCATTTGTTGCAAATTGATCCATCGTTGCTCTTAATGCTTTAAAAAATTGATCCGATACACCATCAATCTCATCAAGAATAATTACTTTCATTTTTCCCGGTTCATCCATTATTGAACGATTTGCACAAAAATCAGTAATCCTATTTCTTACAATATCTACTGAGGTATCAGTTGATGCATTAATGTATAAGTAAGGATGATTAAAATGTTTAACCATTACTTTTGCTGCTGATGTTTTTCCTGTACCTGGACTGCCGTGTAATAATAAATGTTGATAAACTCCTTTACTTAATTTTTCACCTACTCTTTTTGGTGTTATTAAATCTTCTAATGCCTTTGGGCGATATTTTTCTGTAAGTAAAATGTTTTGTATGTTCCGCATAATTAATTTATTTTTATATGGACAAATTAGTGAATTGTTTACATCATGGATAAATATAAAAATAAACATTTATAATGCAAAGAAGACGGAATGTTAGAAAAGTAATGGAGAATCCTAACATAGTACACACTAGGCCATCTAATATAGAAAGAAGGCATGCTACTAGAAGATTTAAGAAAAACACTCCACCTTTACGTGCACAAGGAAATGCACCTAGAAGTAATGTACCACCTGTACATTTACCTGAAAGACATGATCCTAATGTTCAGTATTCAGCAGTAAGTCCTATTTTCAAAGGTGAGACTATTTATATTATTGGTGGTGGACCTTCATTAAAGAATTTTGATTTTAGAGAATTACATGGAGCAAAAAGCATTGCAGTCAATAAAGCTGTTTTATTTCATACCTTTGCAGATGTTTTATATTGGACTGATACTAGATTTTATTCTTGGTATAAACAAGACATAGATAAATATAAAGGTTTAAAATATGCATTAAAACCTGGTAGTCAATATACGAGTGATATTAAAGTTTTAAAGAAAGGAAAGCCTTATGGCTTAGAAAAAGATCCTCAAACATTAGCTCATGGCTTTAATAGTGGATATGCTGCAATTAATCTTGCTTATCATTTAGGAGCAGCACGAATTATATTATTAGGTTTTGATATGGCTAATAACGGTGATGAAAGTCATTTTCATGATGGTTACCCTTCAAGAGGTACATCTGACAGAATGTATATGGATAAATTTGTACCAGGATTTAAACAATTAAAAGCAGAACTAACTCAGAATAACATTCAAGTACTAAATGCTTCACCGTATAGTAAGATAAATGATTTTCCTAAGATTTCATTTGATCAGGCCTTAAGCTTTAGATGATCTTTTAGCATAAGTCATAAACTCCCTCTGTTCCTTTTTTAGGAGGTGTTTACAGTGTTTAGTAAATTTAATTGATGTATCTATAATTCTACCATCTACACTTTTATTCCGTGAGTTATGGGCTTTAGAACATTTAGTACAAACAAAGTTTTCAACTTTTTTGGAATCCATTCTAGATTTTATAGGAACTTTACATATTCCACAATTCCAATCAACAAGATCTGCATCTTTTTCTAATTCTTTAAGAGTTGTAAACGTTTCCCTAAAAGGATTCCATATAACTTTATTGACATTCTTTTCATGTCCATTCATATCCTCTACTTTAAATATTATTTCAAAAGCTTGAGTATCTGAATCTAACCATTTCATATGACGGTTATTTAAAAGCAATTTTTGCTTCAAAGGCGGAAGGTTTTCCAAAAGAATACCATACCGCCTTTTATACCATCCGAAGTTTATCTTACGAACTTTATACATAAATTTTTAATTTAACAGTTACAACATGTACAATCACATGAAGTACCACATCCGCATGTTTTACAATTACATTTCATATTAATAATTATTTTTACAGGTTTGGTCTTAATCTTGCAAATTTTTGAGAAACTGATTCTGCTACATATTCAAAAGATTCACCAACTGGTTTTAATTCCTTTCTTAAATCTTTTATAGACTTTTCTAAATCTGCTATTGCTTTCTCAATATCTTTACCTGCTTTATCAGCAGCAGCTACTTGACCAGCCAAAGCAGTTTCAGCATCAGTACCTTTAGCATCTTTTAATTTTGTAGCAAGATCATCCTCTTCCTTTTGTGCTAATACTCTTTCTTGTTTAGCTTTAGCAATTTTTTTCATTGCATCTTCAATCTTCTTAGAGATCTTTTCTTTTCTTTCTCTTTCCTTCTTCTCGGCTGCCGTCTCTTTAGTTTTACCACCATCTTCAGTGCTTTCATCTTCAGTATTATCATCTGTGGCAGGTTTTCCTGTTTCTTGAGCTAATCTTTCTTTAGCAGCAGCAAGATCCTCTTTTGCTTCGGCTTGACCTTCACCTTCAAGCTCAGCTATTTTAACATTTATTTCTTCTATCTTAACCGCTATAGCTTTGCTCTTTGCTGGATCTTTTTCAGCCGCCTTCTGGTCAATAAGAGGTTTTCTCTGCTTTTTTAATGTGGCTATTTGTTCTTTTGCTTGACCTTCTTTTGCTTTATCTACTTCACCAGGATCAGCTTCATAATCCGCTAATGCTGATTTTTCCTTTTGAGCTTTTTTAGTTAATTCCTTTTTTCTAATTTTCAACCTTTTTGCTTGTTCACCGTCAGCTGCCTTGAGTACAATTTCATTTGCTGCTAAGTTAGCTTTTGTTTTTGCTAATGCTGCAACTCTTTTTAAACCATCAGTTGTTGCTAAGTCAGTCATTCTTTGTGCAATATTAGAAGCAGTATCTGCTAATGCCATATTCTTGGCCTTATTTGCTTGGTCTAAGACTTCTTTTTGTTGTGGGCTTAAGTTTCCTTTAGCCTTTTCTTTTCTTTTTGCAAAATCAACATCGTTTAATGCCTGTGCAGTTCTAGCCTTTTGGTATTTTTTGGCATTATTTTTAATCTTCTTCCATTTCACTGGATTTCTAATTGCATCTATTAATGCCTCATTTACAAATTCATTGTATGTCTTTAACTTACCCATGAGAATTTTATAATTTTAATTTAATTATATATCAGACATATTAAAACAAAAAAGCCACTCCGAAGAGTGGCTTTCTATATAAAGTATTAAACTATTATTAGATAATAGAACAACCAGTGAACGTAAAGTTCATTGTGTAATACATTAATTCAGGATTGAATCCAGCGTCTACTAAAGCGAATCTAGATTTAACCGCGATTTTAGGAGCCATAGTTCCTTCTGCGATTGTTTCTACTGATTCAGCCATTAAGTAAGGCATGAATACTAAACCAGGTGAGTTACCATCACCTTTACGACCAACAGCAATTGTATAGTCATTGAAGGCTCTGTTTGGATCAACATAAATAGTTACCCCAGCGATCGCACCGATTGGATATAAAGATCCACCAGCTTGATTAACTGTATTTGATAACGGATATGCAACGAATCCAGCAACTGATTGAAGAGCAGTAGCCATTTCTCCACCTGTTACAGCGAAAGTAGCTGGTCCTCTTCTACCTCTTGTAGCAATTAAGTTACTTGCAGCAAGAATCTTAGTGTAGATTCTTCTCTGTAAAGTACCTTGTACATTACCACCACCTAAAACGTTAGTCTGTGCAGCAGGAAGACCGGCAGCATTTTGGTTAACGTTTGTAGTGTTGTTAGGTCCTAATGCAATTGCAGTAGTAGCACCACCTGCTTGGTCAAACTGTTGAGATAACTGTGTACCATTTACAGCCGCAACGTTTGCGTTGTTAGTTACACCGTTTCTAAAGATTCTGTCCAAGATGTACTTGTTGATTGACTGAGTCAATTCGTTTACTAATACAGCTTCTACTTGAGCTACTGCATCGATACCGAATTGCTTAAGGTCTTGTACTTGCTCTCTAGTTACAGCAGCAGCAACTTGGAAAGTTTCAGCAGCTACAGACTTGTTGAATAAGCTAAGTCCCATGATGTTATCAACAGTTGATTCACCTACACCTCTTTGGTAAGGATCTAAACCGTTAATATTCTCAGTTGCAAAAGCAGGTCCACCAACAGCAGGGTCGTTAGATGGTTGGAAAGCGTTACCAGAGAAACCAGAAATATGATCCTCTAATGCTTTAACTAATCCTAAGTTAGTAGGGTTAGTGAAAGTACCAGCAACGTTACCACCAGCTAAAACTACACCTAGTGGAGTACCAGCAACTAAACCGTGATAGTTACCACCAGCTACAATTGAATTATAAATAGTTGCAGCAGCAGTCTCAGCACCTTGTGCGAAGTTAAATCCACCGTTTACACCATTTGCATCAAGTGCAGTTGTGTTAGCTCTTACTCTGAAGATATTTAAACCGTCAATTCTTGAAGTTCCAACGAAAGTTAATTCGTAAGATCCACCAGAAGTACCAGTTGCAATATTAGCAGCAGTATCTACATAAATTAGATCGTTTACTGTAAAAGCAAAACCAGCAGCAGGAGTACATCCTACTTTGATCATTAATGGAGCAGCTACAGTATCAAGAGCACCGTTAATAGGAGCACCTGATCCTCTACCTCCACCGTATACAAAGTCTAGGTAAGTTAAAACTCCCATAGGGCCTTGCATTGGTACTACAGGAACTAAGTCTAAACCTACAGTCTGTGCAGCTACTTGCATTGCAAGTGGTAACAAAGAAAAAGGTCTGTCTCCAGATCCAGTAGCTTGTCCTGGGAAAGCGTTCATTGATCCAGGATCTCCTGGCAATGTAACATTACCCATACTTTGAACATTCATGTTCGGGTTAAGGTGTACAGTATTGTAAACACTCTCATTAAGGTTGTGGTAGTGGCAATATTTAGACATCCAAGCCAATTTAGACTTTTCAGTTATACCAGTACTTTCCTCAATAACAGGTCCCCAAGTCTTTTGAACCTCAGCCTCGTTAATTAATTGATTTGCGTACATTTTAAAAAATTATTTTTCGCATTTTTTGTGGAATTATAAAAATTCCGTTTCTAATCGCCACAGCCCTTTTCTTCTTAGCTATTCGATTATATCGTTTAGATTAAATGATTATCTATTTAATCTGAATTTCATTTTTTGAATTAAATCTGCTTGATAGCTTTCATTTAATAATGGCTCTTTCTTTTCTTGAGCAGCTTCAGCAGCAGTTTTAGCTTCATTAATAGATTCTAAACTCATTTGAGTAGATCTCATATCTCTTGTTTGCCAAAAGTTATTAATAGCATACGGAGTACTTAATGAGTGGAATTTAGATTCAGCAATAATTTGTTCTTTTCTTGCCTCAGAAAGGTTATCCCATTTACTACGGAATTTTTCTGGCATATCATCAATAAAATTGATTGCCTTTCTTTCAGTTATAAAACATGAATCCCAAACATTCTCAGCTTGTACAGTTGACATAATAGAATCTTTATTCATTGACTCAACTATTAAAACTTTTTTATCTTCTGTTAAAGAATCAAATTCATTCTTTTTAGATTCTGATAAGAAATTCATAAAGTGCATTTCAGAAACAGATTTAGCTTCAGCTTTAGAAATTAAACTTTCTAATTTTTCACTGATAGAATCCTTATAAGATTTAGCTTCATGTTTCTTACTACATGATTCGCACATTTCTTTTAATTTTCCTTTATCTGCATCTGGATATTTTTCACATACTTGTTCGTAAGTCATGCCTTCATCCATACATTTTTTAACTTCTTCCATTGTTGGCATAGAACCTTCTTCCATTGCACCATACTCATTAACAGTAGATTCATTAATTGCTTCACCTTTAACAGAAGATACATTTTCTGCAATGTATTCAGAATATTTAATACTCTTATCTAAGCTTTCTGATAAGTATTCAGAATAAGCAATATTTTGATCAACTTTTTCTGCAACATATTCAGAATATTGAATTCCTTTTTCTAAGCTTTCACCTAAATAATTAGAATATGCAATTCCCTTATCTGCTTGTTCAGCTACATGCTCAGTATATTGAATTGAGTTATCCAATTCTTCACCTAAGTAAGAAGCATAATTTTTAATTTTATCTACATTCTCTGCTAAGTAGTCAGAGTAAGATATGCTTTTGTCAAGATTCTCAGATAAGTATTCAGTATAATCAGTAACCTGATTTACCTTCTCTGCAATATGCTCAGTATATTTAACTAGCTTTTCGATTAATTCATCGTTGTTAGAATTTGCAGATTCTTTAACACTATCCAATGTATTTTTTACATATTCAGTGTACTTATTAAAATCCTCAACAGTTACAAATTTGTCTGATGTATTTTCCATTGTTAGATCTGTTTTATTTGTTTTATTTATTTCTTCGTCTGAGCTATCCATTTCATAAATGTATAAACCTTCAGTATTTGCAAAACCAAAAGATTCATTAACTCTAGCCAATTCAGCATTTTCAAATCCTGGATCAGCAACTAAATCATAGGTAAAGAATTTTTTAATTTTAACCTTACCTGCCTCATCAACAGTACCAGCCGCTCTACTAGAAATATGTAATGGAATACCATCCTCTATTAACGCTTGAGCTTCTTTACCCTTTGAAGTATTTAGTAATCTTATTCTTCCTAAAACTTGCTTCTTATCTTTATCGTAATCTAAATCTTCGATAACATGTGAAACATTTGATAAGCTAATGTCAAAATCTTTAGGGTGGTCTAATTCACCTAAAAGTTTATTAGTTTTAACTTTCTCCTTTAATTCATTAATATGAGGAAGTACTTCAGCTTCTTCATAAATTCTATTATTTTTATTCTTTACTCCAATCTCAGTAAATACACCTTCAAGTACAACAGAGCCATCTTCGGCCTTAGTCATACTTAAATTTGACTTAGATCTTTCTAGAATTAAAAGTTTCTTATTTGACATCTTTCTAGTTTATTTGATTTATATATTATAACTCTTGATAGTTTTTAGATTCCAGCTAATGGGTCTTCATCCATTCCGTCATCTTTCTTCTCTGGTTTAAAATCATCTTTATTTGCACCTAAAAGAATCTTCTCAATATCCTCTTCTTTATAACCTTCTTTAGCTAGTTCTTCGCGCTCTTTAGCACGTGCATTTGCTTTGATATCATCGCGAGTAAATCCACCATATCTCTTAATTAAGAATCCTAAATCAAAGTAAGGTATTTCTTCCATTTCAGCAGTCATTGTACTTAATTGTGTTTTTAGATTACCAATAAAGTCAACTCTCTTTGTTTGCAATTCCATTTCTTTCATTTCTTCAAATACATTATCCTTTATAAAATCTAATCCTAATCCTGCCTTAAATGCAACATCATTTTTTAGCTCTGGGTGGTTAAGACACATTTGAAGATATACAGGCTTAACTAATATTTCTTGCCATATTGATCTTAACCTTGAAATAAATCTTCCAAATTTAATTTCATCTCTTAACATACCACTTGCTTCCATATCATATGTATTACCACCTTCCCTATCAAACCTAGAGAATGGAATCTTAGAAGCTAATTGTAATTTATCTGAAAAGTATTTTAAGGATTCAGTATCACCTAAATCAGGACCGTCGCCGCCTATGGTTGTAATCTCCGGTGATTCACCATCTTTAGAAGGTAACCAGTATTCTTTGTTAAACGGCATCATTGGTTTACCATTGGTTTGAATCTCACCGCTCTCAAAGTTAAAGTCTACAACCTCACGATATGAGTTCATTAAAGTAGCTAGAGATTGTTTTGCTCTGGTTTTTGATTTACCACCAACTGGGATTGTAAATTGAGTTTTGAATGAAGCATTAGATACAGCCCAGATAATTCTACTGTGCTCCATTATTCTTAATAAGTTAAAAGATCTTATTAATCTTTCCACATAAGATATTCTCATTGGTGAATTTACAGATGAATATGAAAGATAAATGATTTGAGAATCCCATAAGGTTCTTTCTTTTGCACCTTCTCCTTTATATTGGATCCAAACCTTTTTACCGTCATCAGTATCAATGCCTGGCATTAATGAAACAGGATCCAATTCTTTAAATCCTATAATTTCAGTTTGCTTATCATTATAAACAATTTCAAATGCAAGATAACCATCAATTAACCATTTTCTAAAATAGTTCCACGGAGATACAGAATCATTAAACCCAAAGTAATTATAGATATTATTATATACATCAGCAATTTCTTCTTCTATAGATTCTCCAATATGACCGTTAAAATGAGCATATGCCATATAATTAGATTCATCAAATACAATTGCTTCATCTGTTAATACATCTAGGATATCTTCAATTTCATCTTGTACTGCAAAGGTTCTAAGTTGATCTCTTTTACGAATATAATCTTTATCGAAGAAAGAAATATTTTTCTTCATATTAGTATCCGTTAGTGAAAGTGCAGCAAATGCGCCGTACATATCATCACCATCAGATCCCATTGGATTAAATGTATAACCCATTTGATTTTCAGTAAAACCTACTGCACGTGAATTACGAATGATCATATCATCATATGCCATTCCTAAATTAGAAAGATCTTTTAGAAGTCTTCTAACTGGATTTCCAGTACTTAAAGGACCTCTTCTATCTGTAAAACCTGCCATAATCTATTTTTATTATTAGTTTATATATTCTTGTAATATAATGCTTGAGCCTGGTTAATATTACCACCATAAAATTGATTTTCATTATTAACTGCCCCTACATACCAATCCTCATATCCTAAGACATAAGGATTTCTCATTTTCTTTATTATATACTGTCTTGTGCAGTATGTTAAATTATATTTTTTACCGTAAGCCTGTTTAATGAATTCCCATCTTAATTCAGGAATAGGCCTTTGGTCTTTAGGATTACCTATTGCATTACCCTTTAATCTGCTTTGTATTATTGATTGTAAAGAAACAGTGATTTCTGTTAAAAATGGAATTCTTGCTTCATACGGCATGTAATGTAGATTAATTCCTAATTGGTGGCCATTATCTGATTCACCTAATCCTATAACCAAAGGCTTAGTATCATAAAAAGGTTCGTCTTTAGTATAATAATTAAAACAATACATTTGACCAGGGTTTAAAACACCGTCACAAGGTGCACTGATTCTAGGTATGTCTTTTTCTGATTTTTTGGATGCACGAGTTCTACCTTTATTTTCTGCAAGGTAAATATCTAAATCTTCTGTGAATACTCCTACTAGTGCCATTAGAATAATTTTGAATCTTCTGTTAGTAACATTACTTTACAGTTTCTTTCTTTTGCCATTTTATTTAAAGCATTAGTTTTACATAAATTTCTAATATACGATTCATATGCATATTTAAAATTTTTCATAGCCTTTGCAGTTTTTCTTTTAGGTTCCTTAGGTTTGGTTAATTGAGCCTTAGGTTTAATTTCAACTACATATTCTTGTGTCTCGTCTCCCTTTTTCATCTTAAAGAAAAAGTCAGGATAATACTTATGAAACCTTTTATCCAATAAATTAAAGTAAGGTATAGAAAAAGGTTCAGATATCCAATAAATGACATCTTCATTATGATCACACCAATGACAAAACTTTCTCTCCCAACTGCTTCTATAAATTATAGGGCCTTCTCCTCTGTATTTTTGAGGAAATTTAGGTTTGTAATATCCTTGCTTAAATCCAGATTTTACAGTTGGCTTTACTTTCTTTATACTCATTTAACATTTTATATTGTATAAATCCCTTCACTATCAGAGCTACCGTTTATAGAAACTGTGCCATGATATTTCTTAGGGTGTAATTTATTCCATCCTTTTGCAAATCCTCTTTTAGCTATTTCAGTAAAATAAGCAAATGCATTAGTACTTTTTTCTGGATTAAAATTTCTCCAATATCTATAAAGATCCATATAAGCATAAGCAATACAATCTTGTCTATCTTCTGGATTTCTATATGTTAATTTTCTTGAACACTTATCAGCTAATAGCATCAAAAATTCTAACGCCTTTGGTGTTAATTCTCCTTGTTCTTTAGATATAATAATCTGTTCTAGAAGATCTCTATTATTTAAATAATTTCTCTTTCTTGCCATTAACTTTTGATTTATTTATTATTATATACAAAAAAGGACCGATTGTTTAATTCCAATCGGTCCTCTAATTATATTAAACTAGAATGTATTTTATATCTTAGATCTTAACCTCTAAATCACCCTTAGGCATTACTACACTCTTTCCGTTCTTAGGAACAATTACACTTAGCATATCGTCATCGCCTAATGAAGCATATTCTTCAGCAGAAACTAATACTTCTTGTCTCTTTTTCAAACCTTGACTGTTTACTTTCATTGATGCTTCTACATAACCATCATTTAAATAATCGTCTTTAGTTTTTTTTTCAGAAATATAAGAATCAGCTAATTCTTTTTCCTTTCCCTTTAGCTCTTCTTCTAATAAATTTAGAGCTTCAGTTAATTCTTCAGTTTCACCTAACTTTTTAATAGCAGCCTCAACTTCAGATTTCTTTTCTTCTAGGAAAGAAATTGAATCAGTAAGATCCTTTCTTTTATTTTCTTCAATTGCTTTTTCATTATCCTCAGCAATCAATCTTTCAGAAAGAATTGGAGAAACATCAAAGTTAATAAATTCTTTTACTATTTCTACCGTTTCAGTAGCAGTATTGATTTTTGACATTTCATTTAAGTTCATTCCAGGATTTACTTTATTAATGTAAATACCTTCACTTACTCCAATCATAGTTAAAAATACATCTAAGAATTCTGGATTCTGAATAGTTGTAAAGTTATCCATTTCAGCAAGTAAATCAACTGATTCAAAGAATTTGCAAATTTTATCATTTTGCCATTGATTTCTATAGCCTGAGAAATTCGTTGCTAATAAAGCTTCTTTTAACTCAATGATACTATAATTAGTCATATCAACTTTACCCATTGTTAATGTACCTTCAGTAATGTTGTATTCTAATGATTTATTATTTTCACCGTGTAAAGAAAGAATATTTTCATTTCTTGAGAACATAGCTAAACCTTCAGTTATATCAAAGAATCTTGGATCTGTTACATTAGCTTCAGTAATATCAGTTCCGTTATAAGTATAATTCTTTCCATGTAAGTGGAATGTTAAACCTTCTTCAGATTCTAAAACTGGAGAAAGAATACTTACAATCTTTCCATTTGCAGTAGATGCAATTTTTTGATCTTCAGCATTCATTTCATTTACAATTGCTTTAGCATCCATTGACCATGGGTGTTTTGTAGCAACTACAGAAAATTTAGATTTTACATCTGACTCATTTAATAAAGAAGTTAAATCAGCATTAAAAGATTCCATTAATTTTCCTTTTTGTGAAGCAGTTCTTTCGATAGATTCACTGATTCTAAAATGCCATTTAGAATTATTATAGGATTCCATAATATACTCTCTTAATTCAGAAATTGGATTTAACCAAGTATTCTGAGATAATCTTGAGTATAAGTCTCTTGCAATCTTAAACTTAAGATTAGGGTTTGCTGCTTTTTCAATCTCTTCACTAACTAGTGAAAGGTCAGCATTCTTTAATTTCATTGGGAATGCAGTTATCGCTTCCTCTAAAACAGTTAAAGATTCTTTAACAGAATATGAAACTCTGGAGTTATCGTTGTCCATTGCTTTTAGTCCGTTAATACTCTCCATAACTTTTTCATACAGATCTGTTAATGTAAAGTTCATTTTATTTTGATTTTTTTGATTATTATTTTCAGTGTATATATTGGATTTATCTTTATGCATTTGGCGATATTGAGCAATACCACTCATTGCCATCTGTTGAGGAATTCCCATTCCAACTAAGATCGTCATAACTTGTTGATCTGTCATAGATCCGCTATGGTCAATTTTACCATCATTATCAATGTCTGACATTCTACCACTTTGATTGAACAATACATGAATGATATCCATTAATTGTTGTCTTGGTTGATTTAAATAAGGAGCATTAGTATTTACACCAGGTTGGGCATCAATGTGACCGTCTGTGTAAACTTGTGTTTGTCCTTCGTTAATTGTGTTTTCCATATTACACTATTTGATTTGTTTTATATATTATAAGTCTCTTTGATTAATTGTTATCATACACCAAAGCCGTCATCAACACTCCCAAGGCCTGATTCATCTACATCTGGTTCAGAATTTGCATTCCTATATTGTATACTTTCTAAGGATTCTGGTATAATTGGGGCAGATGTTATACTAGCATCTAAGTAAGGTCCTCCGGTATTAATAGCATCTGGGTCAATATATCCTTTATTACTGAATGTACCAGACGGTTGAACTTTAAGTAAACTATCTTGTGTGTATTCAAATTTTTGAAATATTCCACCGAAATAAATTCCTAATTCATTATCTTTACCTGCTCTAAGCATACCTACACCAGCCGCTGTTGGGTTGGCTTTAATTGCAGACTTAGTCATAAGACTTACTTCAGGTATTAGAATACCACTTTCAAAGACTGGCATAAATGATTTTACTTCAACAGGAAATGTTACACTCCATTCTTTTTTATCATTTAATTGAAATTCAAATAATCGGTTTTGTTGATAATCTTCAGGAATAGCAAATGTTGCCTGAACTCTCATCATACCTAAGTCAACTTGAAATAAAGTATTTTTATAAACTTTACTCATTAAAGATTCTGTAACCTTTAACATTTCTAAATTAGAAGAACAAACTACAGTACAATCAAATGTCATATTTAAGGGTAAGAAATTTGTTTCCATTGAAAATGTTTTTAATACACCTTCCCATTCTTGAACAAACTCACTTCTAGCGAACTTGTTTGTTTGGCTACCTGAATCTATGGATATTCCAGTTAACTGTAATATACCTCTTGGAACAACTTCATAATCACCTATAGCCTTTCCATCTGCCTCTGCACCCCACAAGAAATTATCCATTAAAAATCTACCATCTCCTGTTATTGAATAAAAGAAAGGTACGGGTATCTTTTTTAATGTATCTTCATCTACTTGATTATAATAATAAACTTTATCTTTTAGTTCTGCCAAAAGAGCTACTATAATATAGCGTAGAATTGTATTGTCCTTATTAAACTCCTGATTATATACTGACATTCGTCAAGTTAATTTTTTCTTGTATTATATTTATCCAATAGCTTCAATTGTAAATTCACTAAAGCCTGCATCTTTTGTAATTTCTAACTTTTTATCAAAATATTCACTTGGTAATACTGTATGGTTAATCACGAATGTATTTAATCCTATATCTTGGATAGTATTATGCAATATATTAATAATATGATATACACCGTCAGAATCAATAGATGAAAATATTTCATCCAAGAATAAAATATTTAATGATGGAAACCTAACTTTAATCATTTTCATTAAAGCCATAATAATTACAAAATCTACCTTTTTCTTTTCACCTGTGCTCAGTGTCTTTGGACTTATTTCAGTTCCTAGATGATGGAGTGTACAATTAAATTTATCATCAAACCTTATACCAAACGGAATTCCCATTTCTCTACCCATCAAAAGTATATGATTATTAAATGAAGGTAATATAGATCTTACTGCTAAATTTTTAATACCACCTTCACCCATTAGATTTTCAAGAATAGTTAAATAATAATCTTCGCTTTCACTTTTTAGTTTTTCAGAAGATTTTTCATCTTTGCGTATTTTAAAATCTTTAACCAATTGCTTTAGATTAGTAGAAGAATCTGATTCATCCTTTTCAGCAATTTCAATTAATTTAGATTTTAAATTTTCCATCTCCACTTCTAACTGACCAGTTCTTACGTGGATTTCTCTACCTTTTAATCTTAAATCATTTAATTTTTCTACAGAGTCTTCATATTCTTTTTTTGTAATTTCAAATTGTTCTTCTAAAGTTACAAGAGATTCTTCTTTTTCCTTTTTAATATCTAAATGAAAATCAGAAGTAAGAGGAGCTGTACATGTAGGGCATGTAGAATTTTCAAATAATTTTAAATCTTCTTTAACATTCGCTATTTTATGCTTAAGAGCTGAATGCTCAGTTGATCTATTTCTTGAATCTAAATCTAATGATTCTAATTTAGTTTTAGTCTTTGCAGTAAATTCCTTTAGTTTTTTTCTTTTTTCATTTAAAGAAACTAAATCTTGCTTTAGTTTTTTAACTTTAGATTTATCTTTCTTAGCAGTAAGTAATTCTATCTGTTCTATTTTATCATAAACAGATCCAATTGATTCGTTAAGAGTTCTAATTTCATCCTCATAAGTTCTTATCTCTTCAATGATACCTCTTCTTTTTTCTTTAACAGCCTCAGCCATTTCATTAATTATTGAAAAACCAAATATCTTATCAATGATTCTTTTCTTATCATAAGGAGACATTGTTATAAAAGACTTAAAATCATTTACAGATAAAATAATTACATTCTTAAATACGTGATAAGGTATTTCATAAATTTCAGTCTCTAAAAAATCTTGTAAATTAACTTTACCTGCAACATCATATTCAGCACCATTTATTTCAACATTAAAAATTCCAGGATTTATACCTCTTTCAATTTGAATACGATTACCTTTGGACTCTAACCAAATCTTACCCCAAAGAGCACCATTAACTCGGTTAGGTAAATCCTTTAAAGTGGAACCTTCTACTTTACCATAACATAAATATGTGATTACTTTAGCAAGTGTACTTTTACCTGCGCCGTTACCTCCTAAAACTAAATAAAGATTACTTTTATCTTTTTCAAAGTCAATGGTCTGTATTCTATTTCCGTAACTTGCAAAATTTCTAAACTCTACCTTTTTAATCTTCATAGTTAGGTGATAATGTTGTTTTGTATAATTCTTGTACTGATATTTTTAATCTATCTTTTAAATCATCATCATAATCTAATGAATTAATATACTCGGCAGCAATATTCATTAAATTCATTTCTCCATTAAAATCTGATAATTCACCATCCTCTGTGTCATAAGGATTTTCTTCATCATAAATTCTAGGTTCTAATTTTCTAGCCAATCCATCAAGATAATCCATAAACATATTAATATTATACTTACCTAATACATTAGAAGGAATAAAAACATCTACAAAATTATTTTCTATTTCTTTTGCAATATCTTCCATTCTCATTTCCAATATTTGATTAATATAATATCTAAGAAAAATTGGACTTTGGTGATTTTCAAAAAATTGATGTTCCCCGCTTTCTAAATCTAATAAGTAAATACCTTTTTGGTTATCTCTATCCGACCTAGTCATCTGATAAGGATTTCCTACCAAGACAAAATTTTCTTTATCTTGTCTATAATGAATATGCCCTGAGTATACTCTTTTAAATCTTTTAAATATACCTACTGCATTACCACCATCATGTAAATGTTTTGTACTAGGACTAGTTTGGACACCTTGTGTTTCTGTATGACAAAACATATAATCAATATTTTCCTTTATTGAATCCAATGTTTCTTTTTCATGTTCATGATTTCGCCTCCACGGCATTAGTAAACATGTAGCACTATCATACTTTAAAATTCTAGGTTCTTTTAATACAGTAACATTAGGTAAATACTTTAAACAATCAACTGATGATATCTCATTAGAGTTTTTTCTCATAATATCATGATTGCCTACAATGATATGTATATCTGGAAAAATCTTTCCTAATTCTTCAAATACTCTAATTGCTAAATCCTGTGCAGCTAAATTAACACTCTGCCGATTATCAAATACATCTCCTAAATGATAAAGAACATCACCCTTTTTATATTCTTTTTTAACCAAGGGTATAAAAAATTCAAAAAAGTAATCTTCAATTATCTTAAGCCATAAAACAGAATTTGATCTACAACCTAGATGAGAATCTGAGACCATCCATATTCTCTTTGCCATATTAAAATAATTTTCTAATTTTTCTTTTTTCTAAAATATTGTATTTTGCATCTAATTCATTTATGAGTTCATCCTTAAATTTATTAGATAATGAATTATAGAACTTATTAGGAAATACATCAAAGTAATCTGATAGTACACTAAATAAATCTATTCGTGAATATGAAGTTCCTGTATTTTCTATAATGTAAAAGAATACTTTATTGATTTGTACTTTATTTAATTTTTTTATAACACCATCTGGTGTAGCTTCATTAAGATGTTCAAATTCACTACCTTTAATTAATCCATCTACTACTTCAAATAAAGCATCATAATGCATTTTATCATCCGGGTCCATTGAATCCAACCAGGAGGATGATACTGTAAAATTTATTTTTTGGCCACTTAAGTCTTGTTCACCGTATGTATTATTAAAGATTTTATCTTTTTCTTGATAACCTGATTGTTTATCATCTTCGGCTTTTGTAAGTTTCTTTTTCTTTTTTCCCCACATATTATTTTATAATTTATTTTTTTAACCTGATATTTCATCAGTTTCCGTTAACCTCATATGTTCATAATCAATGTTAAATTTACATCGTGAACCTTTTCCTTGACCGTCCCTAATCTTTAAAACCTTTAACCAATATTCTCTTTCTGCATGCATTATTGAATCTTGGATTAAAGCGTACATAACATCAGCAGTATGAGCAAGACCTGCTGATTCTGCAATATTTTCCATTCTTACTTCAGTTGCATCCCATGCACCACGATTAATTTGTGTTGCAGATATAACTAACATATCCCTTTTAACTGCTAATGCTCGAAGATCTTCAGCAATCTGTTTAATCTTCATATAAGTATTTTCAGTATTAGGATTTCTATAATTGGCTAAGATATTTATATAATCAACAACCAATACATTTACCTTATGATCCTGTGATTCTTCTAAATCTTTTAAGTAAGCTTCGATATCTGGGATAGTACCTTGTGATGTTGGGTATTCTTTTACAAATAATTTTCCTGGTGGTAATAATCCTCTAGAGACTTTCTCTAAACGGCGCTTCATATAATCTCTATTACTTGCATTTTTATCATAATCCATCATTGGGACATTTAATAAATTTGCACCTATTCTTTTAAGTACCTTTTGTGCTGACATTTCTGCCGTAATAAAAACTACATTATGACCCATCCTAACAAAATTAGCTGCATCATTAGCTAACCAAATAGATTTACCAATATTTTGTTCACCTGCATAAATAATTAAAGATTTAGAATCATAACCACCACCAGATACTCTATCTACAAAACCCCAGCCTGTTTCAATTTTTTTAGATGTTCTTTGTACGTGATCAGCAGGATTAAAAAAATCTAAACCTACATCAGTATCAAAATTAATAGAACCGTCTGTTGCAACCATACCTATCGCACGATTCACAACATCTTCAACATTTTCTGGTGATACATCTTGAGTTTTTACATATTCAATAGTTCTTACTAATTGTTTATCAAAATGTTTCCACTTAACCCACGCCTCTCCAGTTCTTTTTAACCAATCTTGATCATACTCTTGAATGTTAATATCATAAATAGAATTAACAATATCTGGAGATAGCTCTTCATTAAAATCTTTAACTAAAGCTTTCATCTGTTCTTTAGATGGACTTTCACCAAATTTTAAATAAAAATCTTTTGCTTGTTTTGCAATTTGATCCAAATCACGATTAGCAAAAAATCCTTTACCTGTACCTTTAAGATAATGAGGTTTTGTTAAAAAGTAATTAAAAAAGATTTTTTCGTGATCTATACTTGATTTCATGTATTTTTATTTTTATATGCTAAAAAACATAATTAGTTTACTGATAAGGATTATGTATAACTTCATAAGTTGTATAGGCAGAATTCTGTAAAGATATTTTTAAAAACTTATGCTTAAGTAATTCCTTTAAAAGAACATTACACTGTTCTTTAGATAAACTCCATCGTTTTGCCATCGAGACATCTGTAAATTTAATCTCTTTGGCAACCTTTCCACAATAGTCTCTGATTAATTCAAAAAGTATATCTTCAGCATCAGGATAATTTGGCTGTGATGTGTGGTTTCCTAATACATACTTTACTTTGAGCTTTGCAGTATTAAGAGTTTTCGGTAGCATCCTCAACAGTTTCAGTGATTATATCAGCCAGTTCATTTTTATCAAGTTCTTCACCTCCATAAGTAAATTTCTCGGCAACAATAGGTTCTAACATTTTTAGTACATCTTCAGTTAAAACTTCAGGTGTATATAATTTACTTAATTCAACTGAGTCATTTAAATGCTTAACACAAATCTTACGAGCAGTTGCTGCAGGCTGAAAATAAACAGTAACATCTTTACCGTCTTTATTAAAAGAATGTTCACGGCATTCAGCTTTACCTACTTCGGTTAATTTTTTAAATGCGCCTTCGGTGATAAACCTACCTCTTTCAATACCACAAGTATCCCAACTAATATATTCTTCTAAACCTACATAAGGATTCATACCTTTGTTAAAAGAAATATGGAATTTAATATTTGTTGGTTTTGCAAATCTATTTTTATTAGGTTTTGCAGTTACTATAATTCCTGTTTGTTCTACACCTTCTTTAAGTTTAGCTTTACCTAAAAATAATATAATTGATGCAGCATATTCTGGCCCAGTTCCTCCACCACCAACTTGTCTTGAGAAAAGATCTTGTGTTTGGTATGTATGATTAGAGAATAGGAATGGAATTTTACAAATACCAAACTGAGTCATAATGATTCTAAAAGTAGACTTTAGTAATTTTGCTCTTGTCATATCAGCTTTACTACTTCCAGTTTTTGCATCATCAATTTCTTTTTGTGTTGCAAGGTTACCTGCAGAATCTAACACCACCATAATTTTAGGTAATTCAATTCCTTTTTTCTTTTGCTCAATTAAAACATCAGTAATAGCAGTAACTGAACTTCTAAATTCTTGAACCGTATTACAAGGTTCATACCTAAATTTAGATGCATCAATTCCAAACTTTTCAACTAATCTTTTATCTACTGCATTTTCTGAATCATAAAAGATAATGCTATATCCTTGTTGCTGTGCTTGTTTAATTGCATTAAGAATAAGATAAGTTTTACCAGTTCCTGAAGGCCCTGCTAATGCAACCGCTCTATTATTAGGATATCCACCAAACAGAGAGCCTGTTAAACATGCATTAAGATGAAAGTTACCTGTTGGTATATAATGATCAATTTCTGAAATTGTTGATTTATCTAAAGTATCACCGTACTCGGAGATCTTTGACATTTCTTTATTTAAATCTGCGAATGAAAATTCCTTTGCCATATTATTTTTTGTTTATTTTTATATGTAAAAATTATGATTTGTTTAAGTTTAATCTCTTTTCAATTAAAGGTTTCCAATATCTTTGTATTGCATATTTCCAATCCAATTTTTCAGTAAGCTCATCATATACATCATTAACATATTTTTCTAATTGAGCAGGATCTGAATTTAATTCGTTTATAATTTTTACTGCTTCATCAACTGTACTAAAAGTTTTTATACTCTTAAATCTTGATGCAAAACCTACAGGTGTAGATATTACTGGTATTTTACAAAAGGCTGCTTCGGCTATCCCATAAGGACCTGCTTCATGAGTACTAGTGCAAACATACATATCAATATCTTTATAAAGATTATGGTGTTCATTAAGATCTCGGTTGTTTATAAATTCTGGTGAACATCGTACTTGTTTACAAATATCTACAAACATTTGTGGCCTTTTAACCAAATCCCAACCTTTATTAACAAAAGGAATACCATTTAAGCCTAAGGTTCTTATCTTATCTATTTTTCGTGTTGGATAAAAATGTTCTGAGTTTACGCCAGCAACAGCAAATTCTGCATCTATGTTAAAATGCCTTTTTAGCGCCATTGCTATTTCTCCAGTCGGAGCAGCCCAAAGAATATCTTTGCTCTCACCGATTACTTCAATAAAATGATTACCTTCTAATTTAGGTTCTGCCCAACATACGCATATACATTTTTTATGAAAAGCTGGATCATTAATATAATTGGAAATAACACCGTTACTTAGTATAGCATCATATTCCTTCCATGTATTATTAAATGATTGAACATCATTGGTATTATTCCAATCAAAAATAGTGAAGTCATAATCATCACTAAGATGGTTTACAACTTCACTATGAATTCTACCTATAGACCAATCGGTCTGATTAAATATTGCTAGCCTTGGTTTTTTTTTGAAGAAGCATCAGGATGTCCTTGGTGCTCTAACCACTCATTAGTATAAATTGATGAATCATCAATATGATACCATCCTTGCCCTTGGAAAATATTTCTAACATCAGTAAAGAATTTTTCATACTTAGGAGCAATAGCTTCTAAAGAAAACTTTTCTCCATGTGCTCTACAGTCTTCGGATTTAATTTTTCCATCTAAGCAATTTTTGGCAGCTCTAACAAAATCATCAAAGGTTCTACATCTGTACCCAGTAACACCTTCAATATTATTTTCTGCAAATGCACCCCAGTCAGTAGTAATAGTTGGAGTACCAGAAAGTAAGTTTTCAATTTGAACTCCACCAAAAGGTTCTACATACATTGATGCTAAGAAGGATGCTTTAGCACCTTTCATTAATTCTTTTCTTTTTTCTAAGCCAGCATACCCTACAAATTCAACATGATCTGGCCAAACAAAATCAGGTTCTGCATAGTGTCCGGATAATTGCCCAGCAACTTTTAATTTAACACCTAATGCTTGTGTTACTTGTATTGCAATATTAACACCTTTGCCATCATAAACTCTACCTACAAATAAAAAGTAATCTTCCTTTTTATCATTGTACTCAAATTCATCTAAATCAAAATAGTTAGGAATTACAATGTCATACCATTTTTGATTACATGTACCTATATTTGGTAATCCACACCATGCATGATATATTGCATAAGATTCAAATATTTTAAAGTCAGCCCAGTGCCCATCAGCATAACCGATTCCTGGCTCAATTACAATAAGATCATTATGAGCATCACATATAGCTCTTACACCATGACCCCAAAATGGTAAAATAATATCACCGGGTTGTTTTCTTTTTTCTATTTCAGCTATCGCATTTTTGTAAAATGTTTGATATGCTTTATCATTTATATCAAAGGTAAATAACTTACTTTGATAATCATGATCACCATAAACTTCATTCCACTCTTCAGTGCTAATTACAGGTATAAGTTCATCCGCCTCAGGATTTGATTCTTCATGACCATAATGCATTAAGTAATGCCCTCTACCTTTCATCATTTTACAAAACTTCCATACTTTCATAGTATATGCACAAGCTGTAAAATCCTTAGTAGTTTTAGTATGAGGTAAACCTAATAAGTGTATTCTAAATTGTTGTTTCGCCATTTTTTTATAATTTTTTTATTTATTTATGTCTTAAAAAAGACTAGTCGTATAAATGAGGTTTCGGTTAAATGCCTTAAAGCCCATTGCAGTAACTACACGATTTATAGGATCAAGTATAGTTTTTTCAAACTGTCTATCATGATCAATCTCTGGTGCAAATTCATAAGGATAATCACCAGGCGCAAATGCAAATACATCACAAGATTTATCTTTTGAGAAATACATTTTACACTTTTCTCCATTTCCTAGCGGTTGATATTTACCTTTAGATGAAGAATTGTTTAATAAGTAATTATGATAACCTGCAGATCTAACGCCGATTGGACATCTTGATGCAAATTCAAATTGTTCATAATCGTTTACAATATACTTTTGATAATTATTTACTTTTCTAGAAAAACAAATTTGATCTACATTTGCTAATTTAAATTGCCTTTTTATATCTTTAAGAAGAGCAGCAAATTCTTTCATATCTAATTTATCAACTGAAAAAATATATGTTAGCAGATCCTTAAGTTTTTCTCTAGCAAATATTGGGGTTGATGATTGAATAATTTCAAAACCTTTTGAACTAATTTTAGAAAGATCTTCATAATGAATGTCAGGATCCTTCCAAACAATATTTTGCATATACTTTTTCTTTGCCAACCATATTGCATTTTTGGCAATACTTTCTAATTCGAAAGATAAAAAGTTTTCTGCATTGTTATCATCAGCATATTTTTGAAGTATTTTTTCTAAATAACCATTAACCCTAACTTTATATAATTTAAGAATGAATTCTTTTTCATCACCTTCCCAACCTTCACTCTTTTTAATTACTTCATCAAATTTTACATATACTGAATCTGTATCAATATAAATACCTACAGGATTTTCAATTCTACCAGTTACAGTAATTCCCATTTCTTTATGAGCTGCGATATCTTTATGCCAATATTGTGTAAAGTATTTATTAAGTAATTCTTCAGTATAAAGAATTGCATCTTTACCTTGTAATGTAATCGTTTCTGCAATGTCTACATTAAAGAAATAGAAATAAGGATTACCAAATGCTCCATAAATAGAGTTAAGCATTAATTTAACTGCTTGCTCATAATTATAAAATTTACTAGCTTCTTTCTTTATTTTTTGTAATTCAGTCAGTTCAGTCATTATGCATTCAGTTCCAGTTCAGTTGCGTTATAAGTTTGCTTTATTATTAATTGTTCACCGTTATTAAAATGCAGTGTACTTTTTGTTTCATCATATGTACCTGTGACTGGATTATAATAAGGTGTTGCTAATGTTACATCATCCTCTTGGTAGGTACAGTCGTTTTCAATAAACTGAATGCTATCAGTACCGTTGGATGTAGTAATTTTTGGCAAAAGTAGTGTTTTAATTTTAAATGCCATAATGATTTATTTTATTTTTATATGGTATAATATTAAAAAGTTTAAGATAGAAAAGGCATCCCCTAAAGAGATGCCTTTCATGTTTAGTAAAATAAATTAGTTTTAGTCTTCATCAGTAATTGCAACTGCTACTGTTAAATGAGTGTTTGTATCTAAAGATCTAAATACAACTTTATTGCTGCATACTACTACTCTATAATTTTCTTTATCCAAAAGATTAATATACTTTTTGTAAATAACAACTTTTTGTCCTACTGCATCTTCTCCTTCGTATGTATGTGCTAAAGTAGCATCATAAGAAAGACCTTGTACTGCAACACCTTTATCATTAACTGCTAAAGTAAATGTATCTTCTTCTCTTTCTAAATTAAATAGAGATTTCATTTTATCTACATGAGTAGTAAGAAGATCAAATTCAAAAATACTACCTTCAGTACCAAATGCACGATCTGTTTCTTCTTTACTCATTTCCATAAATGATAAAGATGGATCTGCACATGCTAAATTAATCTGAAGATCATCATTAGCCAATGTAAAATCACTTGCCATTAATTCACCGTCAATTTCTGAATATTTAATCTTTCCTTGTACATCACCATTAAAATGAGATAGTGCATCTATAACTTTTGTACCGTTATAAAAACTAACTTTTACAGGATCAGTAATTTCTGTATCAAAGATATCAGAAGTTGGAGTTGATACTAGTTTCACTGCATCCCTCTCAGGGAAGTACACAGATGAAACGGTTCCTTCTTTACCAATTTTCATAAATATAAATTTATCAATCGGTAAAAGCTTTTTGACGAATGTACTTAATTCGTAACCGTCAATCTTTTTAATTGTTGCTTCCATTAATTTTTGTTTTTGTTTATTTTTATATGCATTAATCTTAAATAGTTTTAAAAAGTACTATTAACTTTATACTTCTTTTTTGGTGCAGCACCTAATTCTTCTGTTACTAAAATTTTCTGTTTAGTATTATCTTGCTTCATAAAGGTAAAGTTTGTCATTTTAGATTCACCTCTACAGAATTTTTTAACTTCATCTGCCATATCCATTGCAGTAGTCACAGGTACATTTTGAGCAATATGATTTACTTGACCTGAATGTTCTATACCAAAATCTAAAGGTAATCCCATTAAATGTAGCATCTCTCTAATGTTTAAATACCTATCCTCTACTGGGTGAACTCCATTAAACATATTTCTACCAATAAGAGCAGAAAAGCTTTCATTAAAGAAGTGTGGTGATGCATCCCAATAACCCAAACCTTGGCTAGTCTTATACTGCTGATGCTCTAGCATATCAGAAAAAGTTTTTGTAGACTTTTTATTTGAAAAACCTTGCTTAGGATAATTTTTATTGAGCCATTGAATACATTCATCAATTAAATCATTTGCTTCTAAGTATTGTGCAATTGTACCCTTCTTAAATTTAGCAGCAAATTCTTTATGACTTAATCCTTCCTTTTGTAAAACAAATTCATAAGGCCTATAATGTTCTGTAACTTTACCATCTACCATAAACATATCTTGGTGAGTGGCGTCTTTTGGAATTTCATTAAGATAATCAATAAGATTTTTCTTCTCTCTAAATTTCCAATTTAACAAAGGTACCGTTGGTGTATTCCAAAAGAAGTAAAAAGTTCTTATTCTTCTTTGAGGTATTCCATGCAATTCAGTATTAGTTTTGATTAAAGAAAAACTATAACCATATTTACGACCTATTTCTTTAAGTCTTTCAACAACACCTTCTCCCATTTTTGTAAATAAGCCTGGTGCATTTTCACCCCAAAGAACTTTAGGTTTTACATTTTCTAAAATATACTCTGATGAATCATACATCCATTTGTTTTGTGTAGCACCTGAACCACGAGATGCCGCTGTACCTCTCGCAGAATTTAACTGGGATAAGCCTGCACAAGGGCATACTGAATTTACATAATCTACCTCTTCAAATGTTTGATTAGGAATTTCTAGATCTTCATGATCCAATCTATACATTGGTACATCTGGCCAATATTTTTCAATATGACTTTCATTAGCAGCAAATGCTTCATAACTTAAATGAAAAGCTGGATCTACACCTGCTGATTTTTTACATCCTATGGCACTACCTCCTATAAGAGGGATTATAGTACCCCATTTTAATTCTTTACTCATATTTTTACTTTTTCAATTTCCAAATCTTCCATAAAAGTTAAAGGATCTATTGTACCTTCTTTAATCTCTTCTTCTAAATAAACAATAGTTTCTTTAATAGTATCTTTTATATCTTTTTTAGGCTCCCATCCCATTGATTTAGCTTTAGATATATCACCTCTAATATTTAATGCTTCACCTGCAATTGGATCATAATGATCAAAAGGTACTTCACCTACTTCCATTATTTCCCCAATCATATTTTTAAGTTCCATTAAATTAGTCATTTTACCAGTTCCTAAATTAAATGTTTGGTTAGCTGTATTTTCATTTTCCATACAAAGAATATGAAATGCATTTACATCTGCAACATCTATATAATCTCTTGCTTTCATATAATCCCCAAACACAATAGGATTATGGCCACCTTTAATTCTTAAAATAAATCCTGCAAATACTGGAGGAATAGTTCTGTTATAATCTTGCAAAGGGCCTGCAACATTAAAGTATCTTAATGCTGTATAATTTAATCCTTTAGTTCTATGATAAGATTCAGCCAATAAAGCAAGGCATGCCTTTGTTGTAGAATAAATTGTGGTAGGGTCTGATTGTGTTTCATTAAATCCTGCATCTGGCATTTCACAATTTTCATACACAGCAGAAGTTTCACTAAAGATAATTCTTTTTACCCCAGCCTTTACACAACCGTTCATTACATTAATACTCCCTAAGATATTGTTATCTACTGCTTCATAAGGATCTTCATTACAGTCATAGATAGAAACAAGACCAGCAAAATGATAAACATAATCAGGTTTAAATTCCTCTATAATGTTTTCCACATATTGATTTCTAATATCTACCTTATGAAAATTTTCAATTTGATCATGGACTTTAGGAATATAAGTTCCGTGTTCCATATTATCTACAACAGCAATGCATTTAGGATTATGCCCTCTGTTTAATAAGTCGTTAATAAAATTTGTACCAACGAACCCAGCTCCACCGGTAACTAGGATTTTAGTGTTTGAATTATACATTGATTTCAGTTTTAGTTGTTACTCTTTTGTAAGCTTCCCATATCTTATTATCTACATGTTCTCCAGTATAATAAGAATCTTTTAAATACTTTTCTTGTAAATTATAGAAAAGCTTTTTATAATGTTCAGGATTATCATTTAAAAATTGTACTTTCTTTTTTAAATCCTCTGGTGATTTACATCTGATGAAGTGACCTTCAGGGAAGACATTAAAGTCGGTATCATAAGATGGATGCAAGAATGGTATAATACCATAGTGCAACATTTCTGCATACTTAGAGGTTACCATTCCTTCTTTAATAGGTACACAGAATGTATATTTAGTTGCAAGCAGTTCATCAGTCATTGTCTCAATTCTCTTTTCTCCTTTAAACCATTTAGGATATTCTTTCTTTAGGTCATCATCCCACTTACCATAAATATCAGTTTCAATATCATTCTTTACAATATAATCTCTTACAGGATCCCAGCGGTCCATTCCACCTGAACCCTTTCCTTGGTTTTGTAACATCATAAATGAATTAGTCTTTTTCATTTCAAATAATTCATCAGTGTCATATCTCTTTTTATCTAAAAGGAATACAGTTTCAATTCCTGAATATTCATAAGTAGATTCAATTGTATCAATATCTCTTAAAGGTGGATTACAAAAGAACTCTTCCGTTTTTGTAAATGTATTTTGTGCTAAGTAATATGTTGGCCTATTATTATCATTCCAATCTTTACATGCTAAAATGTATCGGTTATCAACAAGTAAACCAACAATAGGTACTTTCTTTTCCAATTCATTCATTGCTTTAATTATAGGAGCTGCATAGTACTTAAAAAAGTCTAAAGATTTAACTCTCCCGGTTCCATCTACTTTGTTAATATAATCTGGTATGTTAACTGTACTTGATGGCCCGGTATAGAAAAAGATAAAATCTAAATCTAAATCTTTTATAATTTGAGCAGCTTCATCAGCTGATTTCCTATCAGTCATTGTAGAGTGGAATTCTTTTACATTTGATGGTGCAGCAGATTCTGTTTCAACCGGAGGACCGAATAAAGATTGAACTGCTGGTTTTTCTTTTGCTCTAACTCTACCTAAATCATTTGGGCTTAATAGCCAATATTCAATATTAGGATTTCTTTTTGCAATTGAATTAATTAATTGCTTAGGTTCACAATCTCCACCTATTGCTCCCCAACTGTTTTCATTAAACTTAATCGCTTTACCAAGTTTAAAGAAACCTACTTTTTTTACATTTTCCATTTTAACAATTTTGAATTAAATCTTCTATTACTTCTTTATCATTTTCATATGTTAAATCATACCAACATATGTTCAGTTCTTCGAACTTTAAATTATCCATTGAGTTTATTAGATGGGTAATTTCATATTCATTTCTATTTGACATTTTAATACTATCAAGATTATCAAATGCTTCTTTAGAAAATATCATATAACCACAGAAATATCTACCTGAAACAATGCCGTGAGGTTTCTCAATGACAACATTTTCTAATATAGATGCAAGCTGTAAATTTCTTGCTCTTGTATCATAATCTTTATAAGTAACAACAGTTGTACTTGGATCATGATATTCTAATCCTATATTTCCTTGATAATAATTATCTCCAAACAGACATAAGAAACCTTCATTAAATTTACCTGCCCAAACTTTTATGGCAGCACCTGGGCCATATTCATCATCCTTTTGAAATTCATAAAATATATTGATATCTTTTTTATACTTATTAAGTTTTTCAATAATAGGATGAGATAGTTTTACACTATCTTTAAAAAAGAAGTCAGCTTTACTGATTGTTACATAACAATCTTCTATTCCATTTTCAATACAAAATTCAATACAGTACTCTACAGTTGACTTACCTAAAATAGGATCAACTAATTTATTTTTACCGTACCTAGTGGAACGGCCTGCTGCTAATATAATTGCTTTACTTATTCTTTTCATTTAGTATATTTTATTTCTAATTCATCAAACAGCTCATGGCCTTTTTTAAGGAATGAACCTGCTAATTCATATCTTTCATTTAATTCAAAGAAAGGTACTGCTCCTAATAAGTGAACAGCTAAAAAGAATTTAAGTTGATATTCATCACACCATTCATACATTACTTTTTCTGCTTCTTTACAAAACTTACTGTACTTTTCATTTGGATTATTGTATATATGGGACTCATATTCCATGACAAATGATTGCATAAGTTTTCCATAATCATAATAGTTCTGTTCTTCAGTTCCTCTTGGATCAATAAATAGAAAATCTTTATCATGTAAAATGTTACTTACTGTTAAATCACCATGAACAAATCCCCAAGCAGATACTGCATCAAATTTACCTTCATAAGTATAACCTGTTCTTAATTGAAGTTTATCAAAATAATCTTGAGTTTTTACATCAGATCCTATATTATCAAATTTACCTATAATTGAAATTAAAGATTCTAATTGGCCTAATGAAGTATTCATAGGTTGTGATAAAATTTTATCATACCAAGTAGAATATCTTTTCATTTCATAACTTGTTTCTGATAGAGGCTTGACATCAATAAAATTAGGATGATCACAGCACATAAGAAAATCCATTTGCTGTTTAAATTTTTCTGGATAATGCCCAGCCTCTTTAATTACTTTATTACCTTGGAGAAAAACTTTATCTCCGCTATTCCCTACTAAAATTTTACTATTATGCATTTTATTCCTAGTTTACGTGCAAAGGTTGAATCCACATCAGAATCTCCAACCATTAAGAAGTCTTCTTTATTATATTGCGGAAATTTTTCCATTATTAAATTTCCCATATCTGGTGATGGTTTCTTATTTGGTACATCTTCTCTTGTATATATGTAGTCAAATAAATTAGGATCTATTTGATGGTAACTCATAATTCTATCAACATTTTCTCGCGATGAATTAGATGCTACAACTAAATTTTTAAATACTTTACTTTTACACATATACAAAAGTAATTCATTTACCTTTGTTTTATGTAGGTTTTTAGAAAATATTTCTTTTTTATATTTTTGGGCTAATTTAGATTCTTTATTAGTTAATTGATATTTTTCTAATAAAACATCCATACCATAATTAATATCTGCCATAATAGCAGAAAGTGGTATTTCTATGTTTAAGACTTTCTCTAATGCCTTTCTCCATGAATCAGCATGAATCTCAATAGTTTTAACTAAAGTATCATCAAAGTCTAACATTAAACATTTTTCCATATAAATCCTAATTTATTATTATATGGCAAAATAAATAAATGTTTTAAGAGTGCTAGAGATATTTTTAAGACAAAAAAAGACCGCCTAGATGGCAGTCTCTTTTCAGGTAATTGGAGTGGTTATTATAAACTGTTTTTAGTTTCTTGTACATGTACTCTTACTTCTTGTGCTAAGTTTTTAACTTCTTGCATAGTTTTACGAATTCTTACGGCTGCTGCCTTATTTCCTTTTACATAAAACTTATCTATGTCTTCAGTACACGCTTCGATTAACGCTTTAATTTCTTCAAATTTTTCCATAATAATTATTTTTAGTTATTTAATCTATATATTCATCACTAGAACTTGCCTTCACGGTTTCTGTAAAAACTTGTTACTTTAGGAATGTACATATAATTTTTTCCTTTGTCCTTGACATTCATCATGACTCTTTTAAACATATCCCAATCGGCTGGTAATATACCACCTGAATTAGATGGTGCACCTTTTAGCTTAGGGGCTGTGTTTCTCTGTTGATCTGGATTTCTATATCTTAATTTACCTATTATACTAGGTCTCCAAGATACAGCAGAATGAGAAGTATCATTTGCACCATACCCTTTATTATTTAAATCCATATCATATTCTTTTTGTGGTTGCATAAATACCTTCTTTGAAGTATTGAATGCAGTTACTTTCTTTTTACTTCTAGTAAAAACAAAACCTAAATCTGGAAATTGAGAATATGCTTTAGCAATAGTCTCTAAATGATTAGGAGCCCATTTATCATCATGGTCTAATCTAATGATATAATCACAACCATCTTTTTCCGCCATGTTTAATGAATCATTTAATGCAGCACAGCCTGCAGTAAATCTTATTTGTTTAGTAGTCCACTTTTTGTTATTTCTTTCACCTGGTGTAGTTCTATTCTTATATTGAATTTGAGCATCAGGAATAATATCTTTAATTACTTTTTTAATTTCATTTTCATCACCTTCATATTTGTCAGCGGTCAAATAAATTTTCCAGTTTTTATATTTTTGATTCTTAATAGAATTCAAAGCATCAGCTAAAACCCCAGGAGTAGTCATATGTTTTGCTCTTTGCTTATTTGCAGCTCCAGCACTCATATCATGAGTGGCCATGACTATACCGAATTTAATATCATTGTCTATTTTGGAACTTAAATTCTTTTCTAAAAGAATCTGAAAATTTTCTTCTTCTAAATAAGACTCTAATAATTTAAAATCTTCAAAGGTTATCATTTGTTAAAAAATGTTTTTATAGACTTTATAATTCTTTCCATATCTTCATCAGTAAGATCAGAACCAGAAGGTAAACAAATACCTTGTAAGAATAATAAAGAACTGTTTCCATTTATATATTTTTTATAACCTTGCATAACTGGTTGTTCATGCATTGGCTTCCATATTCTCCTAGCTTCAATATTATCTTTTTCCAAATGAGCAATTAAATCTTCTGGTTTATATTCACCTTTCATTATAGCACAGGTTAACCACATATTAGATCTGTCTGTTTCTAACTCTTCCTGAAAACCAAAAAATAAATCACCTAATTCTTTTCTGTAAATCTGATTAATTTCTCTTGTTCTTTTTATTCTTTCTTCTATAACTTCCATCTGAGCAACTCCGATAGCAGCAAGAACATTACTCATTCTATAATTATATCCTATATCAGTATGATGGTAGTATGGCCTGTTATCTTTTGCTTGTGTCGATAAAAATCTCATATAATCAGCTTTCTTTTTATCGTCAGTTACAATTACCCCACCACCTGATGTAGATAATAATTTATTTCCATTAAAAGAATAAACACCAATATCGCCAAAGGTTCCTGTGTGCTTATCTTTAAAAGTAGAGCCGAGACTTTCGGCGGCATCTTCAATAATAGGTATGTCATATTCATCTGATAATTTTTTAATTGCTTCCATGTTACAAGGTACACCGAAAATATGTACAGGAATAATAGCCTTTGGTTTTTTACCTAAAGCTGTTGAATTGAGTATAGCAGATTCTAATAAAGTTAAATCCATATTCCAACTACCTTCTTCTGAATCTATAAAAATAGGTTCGGCACCACAATAAATTATAGGATTTGCTGTAGCTGCAAAAGTTAAAGAAGAACATATAACATAGTCATCTTTTTCTACGCCTAATGCCCTAAGAGCTAAATGTATACCTGCAGTACAAGAAGTAACTGCTACTGCATACTTCGCTCCAGTATATTCTTTTACAATTTCTTCGAATTTATTAAGATGAGGTCCAATTGGAGCTATCCAATTATCTTTAAATACATCTTTAATATATTCTAATTCTTTGCCTGACATATGAGGCGGTGATAAGTAAATCTTTTTCATATTATTTTATTTTAGCCGGATTACCATAAGCCGTAATGTTATCAGGCATATTTTTTGTTACTACTGAACCTGCACCTATCATACAGTTTTTTCCAATTTTTATGTAAGGCAAAATTACTGCGCCTGCACCAATAAAAGTACCTTCTCCAATTTCAACACCACCACATAAAGTTGCATTAGGGCCGACGAAGGAAAAGTCTCCTAACTTACAATCATGATCAATTGATGCTGAGGTATTAATTATACAATGCTTTCCTATCTTAGTACCAACCTGTACTACTGCTCTGTGTAAAATTTGAGTACCTTCCCCAATATCACTATCATAAACTAAAGCTGATTCTGCTATAACAATAGCATAACAACCTTCACCTAATTTATTGGCTATTGTTTTTCTTGCTTGATTATTTCCAATGGCAATAACCCAGCTCCCTCTTGCACTTTTATCGTAATCCTCATCATTCCAAAATTTTATCTGTTTAGGATGTCTATTCCATAAAACAGAATTAACTACTCTTGCATGGCCACCTTTACCGTAAATGTTAATCATTGCTTTCTCTTTTAAATTCTGGAACAATACTTTTCATCAATAGAAGTATTTTGTAAAAATCATTAGATCTTATTTTTGATAATTTTTCTATTTTAGGTATTAAAGTTTTAAAATCATAATCTTCATGATTTAACTTCATAATATTATGATCATCAGTAGGTATCATATTTTCACCATTACATAATAGCTCTTCATATAATTTTTCACCTGGTCTTAGTCCTATGTATTTAATTTTAGCATCACTATTAAAATACTTAATTAAATTTTTGGCTAAATCAGTAATACTAACAGGCTCGCCCATATCAAACAAAAACACTTCTCCACCTTTACCTAGTACACCTGCCTGTAATACTAATTGACATGCTTCAGGTATAGTCATAAAGTATCTAATTACCTCTCTGTGAGTAACGCTCACAGGTCCTCCTCTTTCAATTTGTTTTATAAATGTTGGAATTACTGAACCTTCAGATCCTAATACATTACCAAATCTTGTAACTATAAAATTTGTGGCAGATTTTGTTTCTAAAAATTGTGTATATAATTCTGCAATTCTTTTTGTAGCTCCCATTATGTTAGTAGGATTAACTGCTTTATCTGTAGAAACCATTACAAATTTTTCAACTTCATTCATATAAGCCGTGTTAGAAACGTTCATGGTTCCTAATACATTAGTTTTAATTGCTTCTATAGGATTAGCCTCCATCATTGGTACATGTTTATATGCAGCAGCATGAAAAACAATATTTGGTTTAAAAGAATCAAAAACTTCTTCTAACCTATACTTATCTCTTACATCACCTATTACATATTTAATATGAGAGTTTGGAAATGATCTACTTATTTCTTGTTCTAAATGAAACATTGAAGCTTCTGCATTATCAAAGACTGTAACTGAAGATGCACCAAATTTTACAAGCTGCCGTACAATTTCACTACCAATCGAGCCGGCTCCACCAGTAACTAAAATTCTTTTTCCTTTTATGTATTCTTGGATTTTATTAAGATCAGTAGAAATAGGATCTCTTCCAAGTAATTTATTATAATCCAAAATCCTTAAACTTTAAAATATTATCTTTCTTTTCCAACAAACCTTTCCCAACTAAATTATTAATTACAACTTGCTGCGACTTCATAACTCTTTTCATTGCTTCATCATAATCTAAAAATCCTGCCCAGTCAACTTCTTCTGTTTGTAATTGCCTTTTAGGTATTACTAAATCCTTCAATCCTATTTGAGAAAGATCAGATATTTGAGCAATATAATAATAAACAATTTTAGTGTATTTGTACTTTCTGGTTGTTAGTACAAATGTATGCTTATCATTTTTATTAATTAGATTTTTAGGAACCTTTATACCGACTTCTTCTTTGGTTTCTCTCAATGCAGCTTCAAAATGCGTTTCACCTTTTTCAATTCCACCTTTAGGGATTCCATAAGAACCATACCAGCCTCTATTGGTAGTATGAGCTAATAAAATTTTATTGTCATATATGATTGCTAATCCAGCTGAAAATTTTGTTTTCATATATTATTTATTTGAGACACTAACCAGTCTAATTCTACCTGGCTACCTGAGTCTGAAATAGCATTATCAGGATCTGGGTGAGTTTCAATAAATACTCCATCATATTCAAAAATCTTAGCTGCTTTAGCATATTGCTTTGCTAATTTACGACTCCCTCCGGTTATACCATCTCCAGCCATTTGAGTAGAATGAGTACAGTCTAAAATAACTTTATCTGCAAACTTTTTCATTACATCAACTCCTCTAAAATCTACAATAAGCCTATCATAACCAAATTGTGATCCTCTTTCAGTTACCCATACTTCACAGTTAGGATCCACTTCTTTTATTTTTGTAACAGCATGCACCATAGCCTCAGCCGATAACCATTGTCCTTTTTTAATATTAATCACATTAAAGTTTTTTGCGCATTCAACTAGAAGATCAGTTTGCCTACATAAGAAGGCTGGTATCTGAATAACATCCACTACCTCAGATAGCGGTAATGCCTGAGAAGGTTCATGAATATCAGTTATGATTTTAATATGAGGATAGAAATGTTTAACTGTTCTCATGATCTCCATCCCTTCTTTTAAACCGGGACCTCTATCAGAATGTATAGAAGTTCTATTTGCCTTATCAAAAGATCCTTTTAAATACCAATCCTTTGTTCCCATCCAACCGTCTAAGGTTTTAGCAACCTCTAAAAAATTTTCCTCATTCTCAATACTACAAGGACCTAATATGTAAGTATATTTTTCCATTATCCATCACAGCTTAAACATTCTTCCATTGCGGCTTTTGCAATGTCACCTCTTAATACAGATTCAGTTCTCATATAGTAAAGAGTTTTAATACCTTGTTTCCATGCTTCTAAATGAACTTGGTTAATCCATTTTGGAGAAGCTTCTTTAGGGAATGCTAAATTTAGAGATACTGCTTGATCAACATATTGTTGTCTAACACCAGCCTGTCTTACCAAATCCAATTGATTTATTTCTTTAAAAGTTTTAAAGACATCTTTAAATGGAACACCTTCCTGTAATTCTGGTACTTCTTTACATCTAATTAAGATGCCTTTTAAGAAACACCAATCATCCAAAAATTTAAGACCTTGGACAGATCCACCATCAGCCATTATTCTATCCCAAACTTTTTTATTATTATGTCCCATTTTTTCTAAGTAATCTTCTAACTGTTGGTTCTTTCTAATAAAGGTACCTTTTGCAGATTGATCGGTCCATATATTTGCAGGTACTGGTTCAATACCAGCAGATATACCACCAGCTAATTTAGAATTAGAAACCGTAGGAGCCACAGCTCTTAAGTGAGTGTTTCTAAATCCTGTATCTCTGCACCATAGAGGTTCTCCGTATTCTTCAGCAAGATCTCGGCTTGCTCTTTCACTTTCTATTTTAATTTGAGAAAATATATTACGAGTTTCATATTGAGCTTCTAACCCTTCAAATGCAATACCTCTCTGTTGTAAATAAGTATGCCATCCAAGTACACCTAAGCCTAATGCCCTGCCCTTTTCAGCAGATCTTACAGAATTTTCAAAACCTTTTCTGTATTTTGCCTTTTGTAAAAATTCTTCAAGTACACCATCTAGGAACCATGTAGAATCATAAATAAGATTTGTATTTTTCCACTCATCATATTTTGAAAGATTAAGAGAACTTAAACAACAAACAAAAGAATGGTTTTCATCTGTATGTAAAACAATCTCAGAACAAATGTTGGTCATAAAAACTTTTAAACCGTTTCTCTTATATGCATCAGGATTTTGTTTATTTACATTACCTCTATACATTATATAAGGTTGCCCAGTCTGCCTTCTTTTTCTTTGGACTGCTGCATACCTTTTTCTGGATTCTGTATCACCTTCCATAACATTCCTCATAAACTTATCACCTACAATAACACATTGGTTAGTATTTAAACATTGTCTATTAATATCACCTTTAGGTTCTCTGATTTCTAACCATTCCCAAAAATCATCATGTTCGATACTTAAGTTTGTACTTGCAGCTCCTCTTCTTACTGCACCTTGATTAGTAGCAAGAATAGTAGAATCATTAATTTTAATAAAAGGTACTACACCATCACTAGTACCATTATCAGTTATAGATGCTCCAGCTGGCCTAATTTGATTATGACAAACACCAACACCTCCACCATGTTTTGCCAAAAGCATTAATTCTAAATTCTTTTGGCCAATATCATTAATAGAGTCGGCTACATCAATTCCAAAACAACTGATAGGTAAACCTCTTTCAGTTCCAGTATTGCTTAATACAGGTGAGGCTAGATTTAACCACCCTTTCCAAATGTACTTCATAAACTTATCAGCCATATCTGGTTTTTTAAGTCTATTTGCAACTGTTGTTGCTACTCTCCAATATGCATCTTTTGGAGTTTCTCCTGGTAAACAATATCCTCTTGATATTGTATTTAAATAAACATCAGTATGACCCCATTCTGGATAATCAACACCACGTTCCCAACCTAATTCTTTTTCTATTTGATCTGCTGTCATTTTTATTTTTTTTAATTATTACCAAATATCATCCCAGTTATCACCTTCTCCTGCCTTTGCATAATCAGTTGGTCTGATTGCAAAAAAGTCAGTGTGAGTATGTCCACCTGTTAAATGATAAAACCAATCTAAATTATCTGCTGATTTTTCATCATACTCAAAAATTGCATCTAATCCTAATTCTTGTAACTTTTCGTTTGTTCTTCTATAAATAAAATTCTTTAAGTCATATGCCTTTAAATTTTCAATATCACCCATTTCAAAAATCTTATCAATATAATTATGTTCCATATCTACAATAAGTTTAGCCGCTTCATAAACAGAATCTTTTACATCATCTCTAAGATTTTTATCTTCATCACACATATGATTAAATAATCGGCAACCCATTTTACTATGTAATGATTCATCTCTTACAGACCATTTCATTTGTTGACCAATTCCTTTTAATAAGTTTCTCATTTGAAAAGAATAAAGAACAGCAAAAGAACTATATAAACTTACGCCTTCTGCAAATGCAGAAAATATAGCTAAGCTTCTTGCAACTTCCTTTTTTGCATCGCCTACATTACCTAATAAATCTTTATCTGTATAATCAGCATTAGTAGACATTAAGAAGTCAAATTTATCAGCCATTGATGGCTCATGTAAGAATGCTGCAAAATCTTCAAGACCTAATGTTTCATTTAAATAACTATAAGCTACAGCATGAATAGTTTCTTGTGAACCAAACATCATTGCCATTTGTCTTATTTCATGTTTAGGAAACCACTTGGTTACCATTCCAGTCCAATAATCAGATACTGCACATTCAGTTTGAGCAAATCCTAAAAGAATATTTCCAACTAAATTCTTCTCGTGTGGTTTTAAATTTTCGTTCCAATCTTTAACATCACCTTGCATTGAAATTTCAGTATGTAACCAAAATGCTTGTGCTTGTGGTAACCAGCCTTCTAAATAATATTCAGGATATTCAAAAGGTTTATATTCGACACGTTCAGTAAATAGTTTGCTCATAATTAATTTATTATTTTAGACTAAACATGCAACTCATGGTGAGATGGTTGCATGTCTATAATTGATTTTGTTTTTTATTTATTCTACCTAAGACATTTGATTTAATCATTGTCTTGTTTTTTTAACTCCTGCTCTAAATCATAAGCTTCTTGTTGTAGCCTAAATGATTCTTTCTTATATTCTCTTCTTTGGCCATACAGCCTACTTAACACATCTTTTAAAATAGATCTCTCTGTACTATAAACGGCACCAGTTACAGAAACAATTCTATCTTCTCCTACTTCCCTATCTCTAATTTCTGGTTTTACTTTTCTAATAAAACTTTCAGGTGAAACATTTAACTGCCTCATAATAGAAGGATACAGAGAAGCAAAATCAAAAGCAGCTACAGCATTATGCATTCCTGTTTTAGGTTCTTTTACAAAGGCTCCTTCAAACTGCTGCCTTTTAGTTGGGGGAGCTTTAGGGTCTTTAGCCATTACTAAATTTCTAGTTAAAAATTCTCTAGCTAATAATGCTTCTGTAATTGCTACTGGTGATGCAGCTTTAAAAATACTAATCTGAGTCATATGAGCAATAGTTAATGCAATTTCCATTGTCTTAATCTTTTCATGGATTAAATAAACAAGAGCGGTATCAACTGCATTATAGAAAATGTACTTAGGATAATCTTTTTCATACATATCTTGTATTGTACCTTCATATTTAATTTTACGGATTCCTACAACAGCTTCACCTACTGTATCTAATTTAAAATCTTCTTTAATATCTACAGTCCTATCCCACTTTGCATAAATATCTAAATAATCCATTACTCCTACATGGCAGGGGAATTCATTTTTGCCAAAAGTCCTACCAATAGGAGAAGCAATAGAAGGATCAATTCCTAATTTCTTGCAACGGTTTACAATATATTGCCAGTCAAATTGTACAAAGTTCCAACCTGTCATCATAGAAAACTTTTTAACAAAAGTATCCATGAATGTATATAGCATATCATACTCATTATCAAAACATTTAAAGATAAAAGAAAATTCTTCACCTATATCTTTAAAATGTTCGTCTATTTGCTTTTGTATTTTAGACTGTATAGGTTTATCTAAATTTTTAGTAGCTAGCACTACACATTGTTTTTCTGGTGTTACTATACAAATTGCAGTCACCGGGTTCGGTGCTTTACTTGGTTCAGGAAATGAATCAGTAACCTCAACCTCAATATCTACAAAATATGTTTTAGGAAAATGATAACCAAATATAAGCTCTCTATCAGAAAATGATAGTTGATCCATATATTCTATAATTCTATATTTGTTTAAGTACCTTGATTTTGCTTTCTTTACAGAACGCCCATCCCAGTTTTTAATTTTAGGATCTGCTTTAGGATCACCACCATCACAAACTTCCCAGTTAAACATATCTTCTGGTTGAAGATCATAAGTCTTAAATCTAGTTTTTCCGTCAAGATTAAAATAAGAGACCCATAATTGGCGATCTTCTTGAGTTATGTCTAATAGCATATTTTATTTTTTATAGGTAATGATTAATAATTGTTTTCTTGTCTGTTCCAATTCTCCTCATTCTTAGAGAGATAATAATTATAAAATTCTTGTGGGGTAACACCGATTGCTAAACCTGCATTAAATACAAAATGCATTACATCAATCCATTCCATTTTTAATTCTTTTAAATCACCTGGAGTTAAATCAGAAAGTTTTTGTTTTCTTACTTTAGGGTTTGCGGATTTCCAAGGTTTCCATGCAGCATTACCTACACCGTCTTCGATACCACCAACAGCATCTACCATTTCATGTAGTTCATCAATGATTGCATGATTAGTAACCATTAAAAAATCTATAACATCACCTATCGTGAACTCTGAGAAAGGTTTTCTACCTTGCTTTTCAAAATACATATTTTGAGTTTTAGCTTGGAGAGAATAAAGTTCTTCTAATGAATTAACTTTAACATCATATTCTTTCTCTTTCCAATAATCTCTAACATCGAGATCCTTGCATTTATTATCAGTGTTTGCCATATAAGTTTTGATTTATTTTTATATAGCTAAAAGTAAAGATTGTTTTATTTTTCTTTTTGTTGTTTTAGAACTTCACCTAGCATATCAATACTCCATTTAGGATCAAACCAAAATCGCCTGCCGTTCTTATCTTTTATGTATGCCATGTTCTTATTGTTATAGCACTTAATAAATTTTTCAAACTTTTCTTTATCTGATTTCCAAGGATTCTCCCAATCTTTTAATTGGCCTCCACCTAATGAATATGCTTTTCTAGGAATTTCAATACAAAGCTCTAAAAGCTGTGGGCAATTTTCTATTACTTCTCTGGCATCCATAAAAGGATTTATATGAGGTAGCCTATAAAGTATCTCGGCTCTTAAGTAATTACCAATACCGTTAAAGTATTTTTGGTTCATAAGAACTAAATGAATAGGTTGATTAAAAACCTTTTGATCTAAATTTTTAAGAATGTTATATTTAAATTCATCAGGCTCCATTGTTGGATCTGGTCCCCGATTAGTACCCCAAGTTTCTCCTAACTTCCATTTACCGAATCTTCTTACATCAACAAAAGATAAGGTAGTACCATCATGCCTATAAAATTTTAAATGAGCATGCTTCGGTTCTTGCCCAGTGTTAGTTAATTTAAAATGACCACTCATTCCCATAGTCATTTTAAGAGGAACTTTTTCTCCTTTCTGAGATAACCATAAGATTAATTCCTTTCCTCGACTCTCAGCAGTAATACCAAAGTCACCTTCAAAAGGTAGCTCAATATCCTTTCCTTTATGTACTGGATTTTTCTTAATGTTAGTATATCTGATAGAAGGAGTACCACTCCCACTACACTCATTTATATAAGCTGCTGTCAATCTAAGTTCTGCTAATTCTGGCATAGTTTAATAATTATATCCTTTAATAAAAATGTTAAGGCTTGTCATTTCTTTAGGAGTCCTTTCCCCGCTACGATTTACCTCATCCAATACTTTTTGTTCTGTTTTTAATATCCAAGCTATTTTAAAGTTATTTACAAGAATAGCATAGATCTTTCTTACTGTTATATCTTCTAAAGCATAAAGCTTTTTTGCAATCTGAGAAACTGGTACAATATGCTCTAAATGAAAAACTCCGTCTATCCTACCTACATCACGTAACCCGGCTTTATTTGTTTGCTGTCTCCATGTAACCCATTTAAGCCTTTCTTCAGCATCAGGAATTTCTAATCTTTGCGCCTTTTGTAAAGCAGCTCGGGAATACATATAAGGGATTCCTAATTCTTTAGGTGTATTACTATAAAACCTGATAAGTCTTGTTACAGTGTACTTTACATCCTTATCATTAGGGTTTTCTTTAATCCATTCTAAAAGAGGTTTTATCGTTTCGGCATATAATTGTATTTTCTTTATAATCATCCCTTCATAATTTTAAGTGAATTACGAATAGTACCGTTTACTGATTGAACAGTAATACCGAGTTCTTTTGCAATTTCAGAAGTTTTCATTTCATTACAATCAATACCAAATTTCATTTTGATAATTTCTTGTTGTTTAGGTTTTAGTTTACCCATTAACTTTTCAATTTTAAACTTAAGATGATCTGAATCATGACGTGATTCAATATGAGATTCATATGTGCCTTGATATGTTGGATCCAATTCAGATACTTTAGGTCCTATATCAGGGATATGAGTTTTATGAGCAGGTACACGAATAGTCCTACTCTTATTATTTAAGGCTTGGCGAATTGTAGCTTTAATCCATGCTGCTGCATATGAAGAAAATTTAGATCCACCGTCTTTTTTCCATTTATCCCTAGCTTTACATAATCCGATTGTACCTTCATGGATTAGATCTTCTAGTGATAGTCCCATTCCTTGGTATTTTTTAGCAAGGTGTACGACCAATCTCATATTGGATAGCACAGGGTCAGATGAATTAATGTTTTTTTGAATGTCTTTGTACAAAGTAGTGTTCATATAGGTTCCGTTTTTTGTTTTATTATTAATATATAAATATAATCAATTTAATTGGGATTTGAACTATAAAATCTTGTTTTTTTCAGAAAGTTATTAACAATTTTCAATTGGTTCATAAATGTTATAAGGTTCATTAACTCCATCTTGATTATAGCGATTTACTGTTATTTCTCGGCAGTATCCAATTTCTTCAATGTAAACTATATTGTCCATGTTGTTATGTATTAATTAATATAGTATAAATATAATACTAATTTTTGGGATTCGTACCAAGATTTCTTGTTTTTTTTAAAAGTTTTTATTTATTTTCATTTCGTGCCATTCATCAGCAAACCAGCACATTATTTCTTTTTCCTTTTTTAGCATTCTTTTTGCAATCGCAATTGCATATTTTAATCCTTGCCTAGTACTCTCATGATTTAACTCAGATTCTAATTGTTTAATAAGTTCAGTGAGAGGTGTGTTAATTTTGTTGTTCATAGTATGTTATATGTTATATTGTTATATTAATATAATTACATACTTCTGGAGAAATTTACAACAATTTCACAATTATTTTACAAATTCCCTGGTTTTAATTTATCATTCTCAATATCAGAGATTAAAAACCTAATCCTATCTGCTGCAAGATAGGGTGATTTGTCTTCTAATAATTGTAGTATTTGATTAAGGTTTTTGATTACTAACCTTTTACTTAAAAGTGGATTTTGTGGTGGAGTAAATTTAGTATCGGAATATTGCCAGTCGTCTCTAAGTCCCATAGATTGATTTATTATTATATGGAATAAATCAAAGATGTTTCAGTTTAAAATTGAGATTCTCTTTTGACAACTTCAATAGCTCTTACTAATTTATCAAAGTCAACAGGACATTTAAGATCTAATCCTGCTCTTGCTGTAAATTTAATATATGCATCACCTCTAATATAGAGAAGTAATGTTGGTGCCATTCTAATTTTAAGATCCTTTTTTAATTTTGGAGAAGTGGCAATATCGCATCTATAATACTGAACACCATCTAAGTCATCAATTTTTTTCCAATCCTTAAAGGCATTATCTTTATTAAACTCTGCATAAAATTCTACAACTATTACATCATGTATAGAATTATCTTCAAAAGCTTCATAACCTATAACTTTAGTATCAAAGTCTTTATCTGAAACCCATTGTTGAGCAAACACATTTGTGCTTAAGAATAAAAAAATAATAAATAAAATCTTTTTCATATTATCTTCTTTGCTGTAATTCATAAAGGCGCTCATCCATCTTTTGAAGTTGTTCCTTTATATCTTCAACGTCTTCTTGTGTATCCATAATAGTTTGGCGAACCAACTCATCTTTTAAATCATACTCTACCCTATCAATTACCGGCTTAGGTAACTTTTTTGCTTCATCTATATCTGATTGTAAAACAAACCACATACTTATGACTGTTGCCATAGCAGCACCAATTGCAATTAAGGTTTTTATACTAACCCTAAAATCTAAATTTTCATTTAATTCTTTTGCCATTTTATTTAAATGTATAATTTAATCCAAATGTAGACTGATATAATTTACTATCCCACATTTTACTGAATTCACCTTCAACGAACACACCAAGATTTTTACCAACCTTCCAACCAAAACTAGCTCCAAATGAATAATCATCCCACTGCTCTAATTCTGCATCTTGAACTAAACCACCTTTACCCCAATTATTTCTATTTAAGTAACTTACTTCTTCATCACCCATAACATATTTATGATATGGTAAAATATAATTACCATAAGCATGCAGCCAAAAGTTATTTTTATAATGATAAAAATCAAAACCTATAATTGGTGCAATTTCACCGAACCTATCTAACTGACTCCATATTTCATTATTATATCTGTTCATTAAACTAGGAAAGATAGTTTCTCTAAAATCTAAATCTGAATGAGCAACCTCAACTCCATTTGAATCAATCCAATACCAATCTTGTTTGGTTATTTCTTCACCAGTATACGGATCTGTACTAGTTTCTTCATAAAAGATATCTTGATATCCATAATCATATCCTAAAGTATACCATGGGTTAGATGGATATTCTTGGCCATCTATAATTTCTGTTTCATTTAACCAAATTTCTACAGGATTATAACCATAGGCTCTCTCGTGAGTTCTGAATACAGCACCTGCTGATATTGAAAATTTTTCACCTATAGGTAAGCGGCCTCTTACTTCAGCTGACTGATAATTTAAATTGATTCTACCAACTTCTCTACTTTCAGCTTTTACTATATGATATTTACCAGTGTGCTTTAAAAACAATCTATGATTATTAAATTCTCTACCTTGCCATCTTTCTTTTTCTAAATGAAATTGATATTCAAATCCATTTACAGCAGATGTAGGTGCAGTAAATGCTAATTGTTGTTCTGTACCATCATAATAGTTTCTAGGCTTTCTTTCATAACCAAATCTTGCTAGCTTTCTTATTCCAAAACCATACCTATAATCAAAAGGAAATGATGGTGTATTATCTACAACATCAGGTATAGAATATATTGAACCGTCTTGGTTGGTTCTAACAAAATAAGAAGGTGTTGATGCTTCTACAGAATTTCTAATTTCTCCTGAACCATATACCGTACCATACTTTAAAAAATCTTGGTACATTTTATTAAAAAATGAATCATTTTGAGCATTCACATTAGATGGTACTAACATTACTAATGTAATTATTATGCTAAATAAGTATTTCATATAACTAAAGCTATTTTTAATATTTATTTTAAATAGGTAAGATTTTTTAAGTAAATTATCTTAATAAACAAAAAAGATCGGAAAATCCGATCTTAATTAATACTAAAGTTATTATATTTTTATTCTTTAAGTTTTTTAATCCACTTAATAGACTCTTTACATAATTCAAATTCTTCCGATTCTTCACACCTAACTAGGTTAGTCTCTAAAGCTTCTAAATAACCTTCCTTATCTACACTTAAATCTAAATCCAATGTAGCTAATACTCCTATAACTACTTTATCTACATTATTTTCTAAAGCTTTAATTACACCCTTTGTGACTTCAACTGAAACTTCGTGAGCTCTCGCCGCTGCTTCAATTTCAAGTTCTTCTAAATTTTCTGCATTAAATTCTAACATTCTTTTAAACCTTTTTTAATTTCATTACAAACATGACACTTTTCATATTCTTCGTCTAGGAGAAAAACATCAATCATATTATCCAACATAGTGTTAACTTGACTTATACTTAGTACTTTTGTTTTAATTAAACTATTAACTGCTAAAATTGAATCAGATATATTTAAGCTTTCAAAATCATTATAAAATTTATTAGCTTGTTCTCTTGCCCATATTTCTTGATCTTCTTTCATATCTGACATTGCATGTAGTTTTGCGATTTCATCCATTTCAATACCGTGATCATTAGGATTGAATCCATCATCAGGATTTTGATTTAACCAATCGTCTATCATATTTGTTATTTTTATTATTTATTTAATTAAAATATAACAAAAAAGCAAGGGAGTTGAAAGATATAATAAAAGATTATTTAAAATATTTTAAAAGACCAATAACAGTAGCAGTTATTAATTGAACAACAGCCCAGACAGTGATAGCCTGTGTTTTAAAGGTTTTTAGATCAGCTACATCTTTAATTGTAGTATTTAATTGGCTTGGGGAAGCAACCTCATCTACGGCTTGTTTCCATTTCCATAATTCTTTGGCAAAATCTTCTTTAACTTTAAGCTCTGCTATTTCTCTTTTAAGATCTTGTATTTCACCATTAAGATTAGTGATACCATCATTAAGTCTTTCCAATTCTGCGATTACGAGTTTAGAATATTCATTCCAACCATTTTGTTCTCCGTTAGCCATTTTTAAGAATTTGTTTAATCTTTTTAATTTTTACCGTATCGCATTTAATCCTTTTATCTTCTAGGACTGACTTAATACTTTTAAGATGGTTCTTAATATCAACATCACGATCAGTTAAGTTATTAACTAATTCTTTAAGATCATTTATACATGACGGTTTTGACGTTAGAGAATCCATCTTTATTTTATTTTATTTTTTATTTATTCTTTTTACGACATGAGAAGGTTGTTCATTTTGGGCCTGTTTCCATACTCTTCTTACTGTATTTCTAGCACGACCTAGCATATTTCTATCTTTCTCTTCTCTTATTTGTTGATTAGTTCTAGTTTGTCCACAACCACATCCCATAATTACCATTTATTTTTAGGACAACTTTCTGTTGACCATTTTGCTTTCTTTTTTAAATAGCATCCACAAATGCAACACTTATTCCCGCATTTATCGGAGCATTGATTACATATTGATATTCTATTATTATATTTATCAGATGTAACCTGATCTCCCCAAATAATGTATTTAAAAAGGGCTATTATAAACCTAATGATTGTTTTCATTTATGTTTTGTTTTAGAATGTATCGTTAGTTTGAGCTGCTCCATAGTTTAATGCCATTTGTTGAACAATTCCTTTCTCATTATCCTTAATCTCTAACTGTACTACAATCATATCACATTGTTCAATACCAGTTGGATCTATTTCTACTTCACAACAAAAAGCAGCTTTGGAAAGAGGATTAAAACCACTCATGTCCCAATTACAATATGCCGTCCATACCGATGTAACCTCTTTCGTAAAGTCTGTACTTTGCACATCAGAACATGTGTAACCAGTTATAACCCATCTTCCATTAAACTTGCCAAATGTACCGGCAGCAGCTGATACTGCAAGAGTTCCACAGAATAGAATCGGTTGAGTAACACCCACTGCTGGATCAATCATATACTTATGGGATCTTGAAACAACCCATGCTGGTGTTTTTATAAATGAGTTATTGTCAACCCAGATAGAATCTCCATCTGCTATATCTCCTTGGTATGTACCAACACCAGCATCTTGTATAAAAGCTGATTGTGTAAACATTGTGTCTTTATACACTGCACCTACCGCACTACCCTGAGCACCAGTTCCACCTTGCCCACCAACGGCTCCTTGAGTACCAGTTGCACCTTGTACACCTATTTTACCTTGATTACCAACTGCTCCTTGATTACCTGCTGCACCTTGTGTTCCTGTTGCACCTTGTACACCAACGGTACCTTGTTCTCCGATAGCACCTTGAGAACCTGTAGCTCCTTGATTACCTACAGCACCTTGTGTTCCTGTGGCTCCTTGTTCACCGCCTGCACCAGTAGCACCTTGCCCACCGTCTGGGCCACTATTACCTTGTTGACCTACAGCACCAGTCGCGCCTTGGAATCCAGTTGCACCTTGGAATCCTACTTTACCTTGAGAACCTGTAGCACCTTGTTCACCAACGGCACCTTGATTACCTACAGCTCCTTGATTACCTACTGCACCAGTTGCACCTTGTTTACCTACTGCACCTTGCGTTCCAGTAGCACCCTGTTTTCCTACAGCACCTTGATTACCTATTGCACCTGTTGCACCTTGTAAACCTATTGCACCTTGATTACCTACTGCTCCTTGTGTTCCTGTGGCTCCTTGTTCACCAACAGCTCCTTGATTACCTACAGCTCCTTGATTACCTACTGCACCAGTTGCACCTTGTTTACCAACGGCTCCTTGATTACCTACTGCACCTTGTGTTCCAGTAGCACCTTGTTCACCAACAGCTCCTTGATTACCTACAGCTCCTTGTGTTCCAGTAGCACCTTGTTTTCCTGTTGCACCTTGATTACCTATTGCACCAGTTGCACCTTGTAAACCTACTGCTCCTTGATTACCAACAGCACCCTGAGTTCCTGTTGCTCCTTGTTCACCAACTGCGCCTTGATTACCTACTGCTCCTTGATTACCAACAGCACCAGTTGCACCTTGTTTACCTACTGCACCTTGTGTTCCAGTAGCACCTTGTTTTCCTACAGCTCCTTGATTACCTATTGCACCTGTTGCACCTTGTAAACCTACAGCTCCTTGTTCACCAACAGCTCCTTGGTTACCTGCTGCACCTTGTGTTCCTGTTGCACCTTGTTTACCAACAGCACCTTGATTACCAACTGCCCCTGTTGCACCTTGTAAACCAACTGCACCTTGATTACCTGCTGCACCTTGATTACCTGCTGCACCTTGATTACCTACTGCACCGGTTGCACCCTGACTTCCTGTTGCTCCTTGATTACCAACTTTACCTTGAGATCCTGTAGCACCTTGTTCACCAACAGCTCCTTGATTACCTGCTGCACCTTGATTACCTACTGCACCGGTTGCGCCTTGTTTACCAACGGCTCCTTGATTACCAACAGCACCCTGAGTTCCTGTTGCACCTTGTAAACCTATTGCACCTTGATTACCTACTGCTCCTTGTGTTCCAGTAGCACCTTGTTTTCCTGTTGCACCTTGATTACCTATTGCACCTGTTGCACCTTGTAAACCTACAGCTCCTTGATTACCTGCTGCACCTTGATTACCTGCTGCACCTTGTGTTCCTGTTGCGCCTTGTTTACCAACAGCACCCTGATTACCTACAGCACCTGTTGCACCTTGTAAACCTACAGCTCCTTGATTACCAACAGCTCCTTGGTTACCTGCTGCACCTTGTGTTCCAGTAGCACCTTGTTTACCAACGGCACCCTGATTACCTACAGCACCTGTTGCACCTTGTAAACCTACAGCTCCTTGATTACCTGCTGCACCTTGATTACCGACAGCACCTTGTTGTCCGACTGCCCCGGTTGCTCCTTGAGAACCTGTAGCACCCTGTTCTCCAACGGCTCCTTGATTACCAACGGCTCCTTGATTACCTGCTGCACCTTGTGTTCCTGTGGCTCCTTGTTCACCAACAGCTCCTTGATTACCTGCTGCTCCTTGATTACCTACAGCACCAGTTGCACCTTGGCTTCCTGTTGCACCCTGTTGCCCAACAGCTCCTTGATTACCTACTGCGCCTTGATTACCAACAGCACCTTGTATACCTGTGGCTCCTTGAGATCCTGTAGCACCTTGTTCGCCAACTGCACCTTGATTACCTACTGCTCCTTGATTACCTGCGGCTCCTTGTGTTCCTGTTGCACCTTGTTCACCAACTGCACCTTGATTACCAACTGCACCTTGATTACCTACGGCGCCTGTTGCTCCTTGAGAACCTGTAGCACCCTGCTCACCAACGGCTCCTTGATTACCAACGGCTCCTTGATTACCTGCGGCTCCTTGTGTTCCTGTTGCACCTTGTTCACCAACAGCTCCTTGATTACCTGCTGCACCTTGATTACCTACAGCACCAGTGGCTCC